AACGAATCAGAATCAGAATTACGAGATGGCAAAAGATATTTTTATGGAATGAGTTCACAATCAGCATTTGATACACACGGAGCAAGAAAAGATGGATACAGAGGCACAGAAGGTAAAACAGTGGTGTTGGACGACAGAGGTCCAGTACAATCAACTGTGGAGCAGATATTGGGAGGTGTAAGAAGCACCTGCACTTATATTGGAGCAAGAAGAATTAAAGATATGCCCAAGTGTGCCCATTTTGTCACAGTCAATAATGTTATCAACAGAGTTTTTGATAGATATGAAAGCAAATAATAAACCTTACCAAAAATTGGCCTGGGCAGGCACGGCAGTTTTATTACTGGCCGCTACATTGGCCGCATTTAATTTCTACCCAATTTATGTTTTTCTATTTTGTATTGCTAACGGTATATGGGTGGTAGTTGGCATTCTTTGGAAGGAAAGATCACTTATAGTTCTCAACGCAGGCTTGACTTTCATTTACATTCTGGGATTGTTTTTTGGATCATGAGCAAAACAGTAAGCAAACTTTATTTCACAAATATACAAATGCGTAATGCACTGATACAAATAGAAGACCAAATGGTACACCAACCATGGATGCCAAGTGTAATTTTAGGTGTCAATAGGGGAGGATGTATTCCTGGGGTTTATCTTTCTCACAGACTAAATGTACCCCACGAAGCGTTAGATGTTAGACTTCGTGATCATACTGCCAAGCCCAATCTAACTGTTTTAGAAAAAGTATTCGCTTTTCAGAAAAAAATATTGATCATCGACGATATAAATGATACCGGTGCCACTTTCAAATACGTTTTGGATAATTTTGGAAAACCAGACAATGTAAAATTTGCCTCATTGATAAACAACAAACCTTCACCGATCAAAATGGATTTTAAAGGTTACGACATCGATAAAGACGAAAACCCGCAATGGGTAGTATTCCCTTGGGAAGAATGGGACAAATAAATTAAAGGTTGTATTGACCTATCATCTATATTTTGTTAAAATTACACAACTTTAAACAAACCTATAGGAGGCTTAATGTTTAAATCACTACTAGCAGGTGTTGACAAGACACTTGTGAGAAATCTAGTAATTTTACACACGGCAGTAATTGCCCTGTCAAATTATCTAGTCACAATCAGATTTGATGTGTTCCCTGGCGCGGACCTTCCATTCTTTGGATCGTTTCCACTTGCGGCGGCGGCATTCACATTTCCGATTGTAGTAGTCGCAACTGACCTGACGGTTAGGTTGGTCGGCAAACAAGCAGGAAGGGCCGTCGTAGCAATGGCTATCATTCCGGCTATCGTGGCATCAGTACTGGTACTGTTGGCACTGGGTGATCCACACGCATACAGGGTTGGATTCGCATCAGGTACAGCATACGCAATAGGTACAATGCTTGACGTGTACGTTTTCCAAGCAATCAGAGAAAGATCTGACAATTGGTGGGCGGCACCGGCAATCTCAACTATCGCGGCAAACATAATCGACACATACTCGTTTTTTTATGTGGCGTTCGCGGGATCGTTGGATGCGGAAGGTAACCTATCGTGGATCGGTGCAAACTGGCACGTGGTTGCCCAGAACAACACATTGACCAAGATCGTAGTAGGATTGATAGTGTTCTTACCAGCATATGGAATACTGTTGAACAGGCTACAGGTCATAGGCAAGAAAAAATAAAAAGTGTGGGGGTAATTTTGCCCCCAACTTTAAAAATCCTAAATACACACATGAACACCAAACCCAACATCTTTGTTGTATACTTGGCCGGCACATTTGGAAATTTTGTTGCCAATCTGTTCTATGGAGCCCATATAGACATTAAAGGTGATGTGGACCAACGCAATGCACACGCCAGCAAAAAAGATGCTTTCACGTTTGATGCTTTCAAAAAACACAATTCAACCTTGTCTAAGCAAGACATAGAGTCTTTTGATAATCAAAAAACAGATGTTGGCATACACACCCTGCCATTCTATCACTGGTTAGATTTTGATTTTGCAAAATACTTCTCTAACCATAAAAAGATTATTATAGTTCCAGACGAAGTACAGATACCAATAGTGGCAAAACGTCTGTATGAAGTTTTTCTCAAACACCCAAACGATCTCAACTCGCAAGGAATAAAAGAGATTGTTCTTAAAAATTTAAACCTACCTGACAAAAGTTATCCAGAATATTTTTTAGACGAAATCTGTATCAAAGAAACAATTAAGAATTTAAACAATGACTATAGAAATTGGAAAAGATACAAAACTAATGGCAACGATTTAATAATACCATTTTCTAAAATCAAAGATATAGATTTCTTAGAAAACTGCGTGTATGAAGTTGTAAATGAGATGGACATAAGGTATAGTGGATTTCCTTTGTACAGCGCCAAGAACTTCCTGCACAAAAACCAAGAATATTTTGTTGACACCAGCAATAAAATAAATTAATATATAGTTATGGGAAATATAGCAGGAAAAATTTGGGGACAAACAGAACTTATCCTAGCGAACAGTTCTCTTGAATTCCACAGGATAGATTACAAAAAAGGCGGAGTTTGTTCCAAACACCTACACGAATGGAAATGGAACGGATTCTATGTGGTTTCCGGCGAGATGAAAATCAAGGTATGGCAGAAGGACTATGACCTTGTAGATGAAACAATACTTAGACCCGGAGATTTTACTGCGGTCAAACCAGGACTTTATCATTCATTCGAGGGTCTCGAAGACGGTGTAGCATTTGAGTTGTACTGGGCAGAATTCAGACACAATGACATACAACGTCAATCGGTCGGTCATCTAAAAGACGACAATGTCGTAAGGCTTGATACCAAAAAGAAAAAATGATCCCTATAAAAGGTTACGCTACCTTTGATCCTTTAAAGCATTGTATGATAGGGTCTGCCTTCAAAATGGAATGGTTTAAAGACCTATTCAAAAATAAAAAAATACTAGATCCATTAAAAAGAATAGCAGAAGAGACAGAAGAAGACTATCAGGCACTTGAATCAATTTTAAAAAAGGCCGGCGTTAAAACTTATAGAGCGGAACTGGATATCAACAAATACAGTAGCCTGGCTGACATCAAAAAGCCACCAATTAGTCCAAGAGACGATTTTGCTGTGATAGGAGAAAAAATTTATGCTGTTCCCGGCGACTCTTCAAAAGGTTATGCCAACATACTAAAACAAATACCAAAAGAAAATATCCAAATAGAAATCGTCCAAGGTGTGATAACCACTTGTCTGATTACCAGGGTGGGTAAAGATATCTTCTGGGGTGTACCGGAAAATCATAAAAGTCTCGAAGACAAATACAAAAAAATTTGGGAAGACCAAGGATTCAGAGTGCATTGCAGTTATACAAATTATCATCATGACGGAGCCTATTGTGTGGTTAAACCAGGAGCAATAGTTTCTCTTTATGATGTACAAAATTATAAAGAACTATTTCCCAATTGGGATATACTGTATCTACCAGACCAAAGTTGGTCAAAAGTATCACCGTTCTTAAAAATAAAAGACAAAGTGGGTGGCAAATGGTGGCTGAAAGGTGAGGAGGACAACGAACAACTTATCAATTTTGTAAACACGTGGCTCGACGATTGGGTCGGTTATGTGGAAGAAACTGTGTTTGATGTCAATATGTTATCCATTGACAAAGACACAATAATATGTAACAATTACAACAAAGAAGTATTTGACTTTTTCAAAAAACACAAAGTTGAACCTGTTATTTTCAACTTTAGGCACAGATATTTTTGGGACGGAGGAGTACACTGCATAACCCAGGATCTGTACAGAGAAGGCACACAGGAGGATTATTTTGGCTGACATATATACCATTTACGCTGATCATAAAGAAAATATCACAGCAATTGATTTTGTATCAAAGATGTCTAAATTTTTAGACAGTCTAGTAGAAAACAAAAAAATGAGTTGTTATAGAATTACTAGAATGAAATTGGGTTTTCGTTCTATGGATTTACCAGAATTTAGAATAGATATGGAATTTGAAAATATGCAACAACTCGACGATGCTATGAACATCACTCTGACAAACAAAGATGTTGATAAAGCACACGTAGGATTCAATCAATTTGTTGATACAGATACTATACAACATTTTCTATACAGAGATTTTCCAGACCAAATTGACTGATCTAAATAAGTGTAGTATAATATTATATGGAAAAAATTAGATATTCAGAAATATTTTATAGTGTACAAGGTGAAGGCAGATTCGTAGGTGTGCCTTCTGTATTTTTTAGAGTGTTTGGTTGTAACTTCAACTGTCACGGATTTGGACAGGGCAGAGATAGAAGTAAATGGCTCAAACCAGAAGAGATGCCATATGCTACACAAGATCTTACAAATATAAAACACGTAAGAGATTTACCTGTTGTAGAAATTGGCTGTGACGCATCTGCCAGTTGGAGTTCAAGGTATAAACATCTTGTTGAATGGAAAGGCATAGACGAAATATCAAAAGAAGTAACTGGTTATACTCCGGAAAATAAATGGACTTGTGACAACGGAAAAGATATACATTTTATCATCACAGGCGGAGAACCAATGTTATGGCAAAGAGAAACACAACAACTGTTGAGACAACCCGAATTCAAAGATCTTAAAAATTTAACAATTGAAACAAATTGCACACAACCGTTCAAGGAAGGATTTGACAAGTTCTTGCAGGGATTGGTCGCTGGAGATTATACAAAAGAACCTGTACACGTAACTTGGTCTACCTCTCCTAAATTATCGATATCAGGAGAAGATTGGAACAAAGCAATCAAACCCGACGTTGCGAGGCAATATGCCGAGATTCCTAACACACACTTATATTTCAAATTTGTTGTACAAGACGAGCAAGATCTTGAAGAAGTTGACAAGGCAAGAAAGCAGTATGCTGATGCTGGAGTAGAGGCCGACATCTATCTAATGGGAGTAGGCGCCACTGTAGAAGGTCAGGCCAAGACGTCTAAACAGGTGGCAGAACTTTGTCTACAAAAAGGTTACAAATATTCACCAAGGCTACACGTAGATCTATTTGGCAACAAATGGGGGACCTGATGTCAACTCTGTTGATAAGTGGTAGCAGTTACGACGAAGTCTATTCGGAATTACATACAGAACTCAAGGACATTTTCAAAGTTAATGATGTTGTCAATCTAAGTATATCGGGTGCATCTCCACAAAGGCAAATAAGAGTAGCCATAGAATGGATAGCACAAAACGGAAATCCCGAAATATGTATACTGCCTGTGAGCCACCACAATAGATTTGACCTTCCAATAGCCAAAAATTTTGACAAGTTGAACAACCTACATTATAAAGCATCTTGGATACAACAATACAATCAAGAAGTATATGAAAATGAAATTAATAAGATGGTAGACAGAGACACACTCAATACCTTTCTCAAGACCGGAGCACTGGTACACAAGGTAGAACACACAATACACGATGAACTGTTTGTAAAAATTCTTACATTTCAATCTTTCTTGGCCCAGCGAAAAATCAAACACTTAATCTATGACGCAGGTAATTGCTACAAACCATTATGGTGGGATTATCTTTGTATAAACGAAGACAACAGCGGATATCAACCAGGAATGCGTAAAAGAGAATTAATAGAAAACAATCCTGGAATATATAAATTTTTTGATTTTTGTTCTAACGTATGGATGTATGACACAATGCAGGAAGAAAAGAAGAAAACACTGAAAGAATATTTCCAGCCTGTGAAATACCCATTATCTGATAGCAACGAAGATATGGCAAGAAAAGCCACATTACACCACGACAAACAAGACACATTGAGATTGGTAAAACACCTGTTAGACAACAAGGCAATGTATGAAAATTTTGATTGATTTTGTTCAGGAGATAATATATAATAAAGCATATGAAGGTTAAAAAAACTACAAAAAAAGAATCTAAAAAGACCACAAAAAAGAAAAAAAGCGAAGAACCAATGGTCAAGGTTCTTAACATGAATGTGAATCCCGACAACCCAAGGAACGGTTTCTTTGAACTTGACTGGAATGACGAGTTTGTTAATATGTTGAAACAAAACGGATATCAAGGTGAGACCGAAGAGCAAATAGTAGACGGTTGGTTCCAATCACTTTGTAGAACAATTGGTAACGAACAAGGACTAGGTGATGTTACTGGTGGTTATGTGCAAATAAACAGAAGAAACGACGGAAAAACCGAAGTTTCTTAATTGACACACTACCAAAATCTGTTATAATAAGGGTATGACTCATATACTCATAGATACTGCAAACACTTTTTTTAGAGCCAGACACGTTTTCCGTGGAGATACCTCGGAAAAAATCGGTATGGCAATACACATCACAATGAATTCTATTAAAAAAGCCTGGGCTGATTTTGATGGCTCACATCTTGTTTTTTGTTTGGAAGGTCGTAGTTGGCGTAAAGATGTATATGCTCCATACAAAAGAAACAGGAAAGAAACCATAGACGCAATGACACCAACGGAAAAAGAAGAGAATGATGTGTTCTGGGAATGTTATGATGATTTTTGTGAATTCATAAAAACAAAAACCAATGCCACAGTGTTACAGAATCCTGTGGTAGAAGCAGATGACTTAATAGCTCGTTGGATAGATAAACATCCAGACACAAAACACGTGATACTCAGCACCGACAAAGATTTAAACCAATTGATAGCACCTAATGTAAAACAATACAACGGTATTACTGAAGAAACCATGACCGTCGACGGTGTGTTCGACAAAAAAGGCAATCCAGTAATAGATAAGAAAACAAAACTAGAAAAAAAGATGCCGTCAAAAGATTGGATGATTTTTGAAAAGGCAATGAGAGGTGATCCATCTGACAATATTTTTTCTGCCTATCCCGGTGTAAGGAAAAAAGGTACTAAAAACAAAGTCGGCCTTATGGAAGCATTCGAAGACAAAGAAAACAAAGGATTTGCCTGGAACAATCTTATGCTGAGCAAATGGCTAGACGCAGATGGAAAAGAACACACAGTATTGGATGATTACACTAGAAATCTAAAACTTATAGACCTACACGCCCAACCAAACGAAATAGTCGAGACACTAGATCAAACAATACAACAAGCAAAGGCAGAAAACAAAAGTATATCGCAAGTGGGAATCAGATTCATGAAGTTCTGTGGCAAGTATGATTTAAATAAAATCAGCGAACAGGCACAACTTTATGTAGAGCCGTTCAATGCTAGATTGAACCAATGATATCGACAGACGAAGCAGTACCACAGATACTCAAAGACATCCTCAAAAACTACTACACAGATGTACACTTTATAGGAACCGAATTTTGGGGGGACAAATTTGGTGTTACTCCTAACAAGTTATACAACAAACTTTGTTCTTTAAACATTGAAAATCACATCAAAGAAAAATATAAAAAAACCGCAATCATTTTGTATCAAGGAGAAGCACAATATTTCGTGCCTGGATCTAAAGTCAGCCTGCAGGCAATCAATTTAAGAGATGCAGTCGTCAAAGCCGGTATATACTCTACAGATTTTTTTATAGTTGGTTATCACGAAGCAGAAAAATTAATGACAGAGTATTGTGGACACTTTAATACCAGTAATAAATTTTATCATATCAACGTAGATTACTTTCACCATTTCAACGAACTTGTAGACAGCAAGGTCAATATTAATCTAGATCAATGCAAATATAATTTCAGTTATATGGGGCACAATCACAGAATGCATAGAAAACTATTCAGCAAATATCTAATTGAAAAGAATCTTTATCAAGAAAATCTTGTCAGTTTTACAAACGGAAAAATAGCAGGTGAAAAAAACAATCTCAAAAAAAGTTTTGAAACCAACAATGAATTCATAACATTTCCTTTATGGACTAAAGACGACTGGAATTATTCTCATCAAATGTTAGATCTTTATGAAAGGGTTGAATTGTTTGATCACAAAAATAAAGATATTGAGGATAATCTTCCTGACAATTATCCCACGCAACCATTCTTGCAAAAGGCCTGTATACATTTTGTTTGTGAAACATTGTTTGACTACACATATCCAAACCCTAATGAAAAGTTGATGCAGGCAATTACCGCCAAACGACCATTCATAGTTATCGGACCAGCAAGAACGCTCACGCACTTGAAATGTCTAGGCTTCAAGACATTCGAAGACATATTTGACGAAACATACGATCAGATCCGCGACCCAAATGAGAGAATGACCAGATTGATGTCCATGGTCTTGGAAATATCAAAAAAGCCTTTGGATGAATTGAAAGAAATGGTAAAGAAGGTGGAATACAATCTCAATTACAATTATGATGTGCTTTTTTTCAAGAGAAAAAACTTGGCAAAAAGTCTCAAAGAAAGTATAATAGAACTATGGGAATAAATGCTAAAACACTTGTAAAAGATAAATTTTGGATCGTTGAAGAAAACGGCCAGAAGATCGGAACACTTCAAAAACAGGAAGACAACGGTTGGATATTTTTAGGCAAAACAAAAAGACTCGAATTTCCAACAATGGACAGCATCTATGAAAAATTTGGTGCCGGGGTGTTCGCAAACGATATCACCATAACAAAAACACCAGAACAAACAGAGGAGTCTGGTTTTGAAGTACACGGCTTTGCTTGTAATCAAAAGCCTTACAATTCTATGTTCAATGTTCAAAAACATCTACCCATATACACCAAAACTCCAAAATCAAAAAGCCTTTTTTGTGCAGGCTATTACATAATCTGTTTTGAAAAGGGATGGAGGAAAGCATATTGCCCAAAATTGATCACTCTGCAGAGATATCCTTATAAGGGACCGATTAAAACAAAATTAGAAATGCAACAGGTACTTAACAATGCAATCAAAGAACAAAATACAGACACAACCAATTGAGGATTTCATCGGGAGAGTAAGGACAGCCAAGACAAGGCAAGACCAAACTATTACTTTGCCCATTAGAGAAGCAGAAAAATTGTCAGACAGTCTTGCACAGACGATGACCAGGCTGGCTGGTATACAGGAAGAGATATTAGAGGCTTATAAATCCGCCAAAGAGGCACAGACTATCAATATAGAAATGGACGGTGGTGGATTTTCTAAAAAATAATGCGAACAAAAATTGTTAGCAACACATCATTATACAAATGGACAAAAAATTTTGCCAATCTACAAAGCAAATTCTACGCTGAAAAATACAAACTGAAACGTATCCACGACATTGAACAATTTATTGTGGAAAAAAAATTCAAGAGAGTGTATCACGTCGAGCAAACAAGATTGGATATCAATATACCTGCCTGCAAATCCTTTCAAGAATGCGACCTTGTATTGGTCACACACCAGGGCTACAGCAGATTCAGTTGTAGTGGACTAATAAAACAGATAAAACAGTGGACCAATAACGGAAAACACCTCTACATATGCCTTAACAGGCATTATTTGAACATTGACAATTCCAAAATTCCTCTCAAACTGTCGGATGACTATCAAACTGCCATCCTTGAATGGCTTCAACAGAGTCTCGGAAATTACACTGTGCAGGAATTAAGTGATAGATACATAGACAAAGGCAAACATTTTACCTGGAGTGTGCCTGACAAGCATTATTATATATGGAAAAATTAATAGAACATTTTGATCAATACCCTATGCTTAACAATGACCGTCACAATTATATCAGATATCGCATAGGCAGAATAAAACACGAATATTGGTTGAGAAATAGAAAAAATAAACAAGAAAAATTGCTTGATAGTTTTGATAATTTTGTAATCAAAAATTTAAAACCGGGCAATACCTGTGTTTATGGGTGTGCAGGATATTATCTAGAGGATTGGATCAAGGATCTCACTGTCGTAGAACAGTGGGACATCGTAAAGAAAATTTATCCAAAGGCGCACATCATCAAACAAAGGAAAGACCTTTTCAATACATTTGGTTGTAGTTTTGATAATTTCATCGTGACGAACGCCAGGGGTGATCATTGGGTGAATCTCGATGGACTAGAAGAACACATAGGCTTTTACGCCAAGACTATCAAGGAAGACGGATTGTTATTTTACACTTTCCGAGATACCCAGATCCCAGAATGGAACAGGCTTACAACCAATCATTACGATTACTTCTTTGACTGGGCAATCAACATATGGAAGACGACTGGTATGCACTGTGTGTGGAAGGATATAAAATTTGCAGATAGGACCAATCCATTTGCCATGGACGAGAACCCCGATACTACCAATGGAAACATCAAATTTATTTTTGCCAAAAACAGAGAATATCTTAAAATAAATTATGCTTAGACCGATATTATTCAGAGGCGGAATGTTTGGAGACCTCATCCTTGGTATGCTGGATCCAACAGCACTTCAAAAAAAATCAATATACCAAAAAGATTACAAAAAGAACACAGTGGGTGGGTATCACATAAAGTACACAAGAACGCAACAGAAAAAATTCAGCAATTACACCCAGATCAAAAAAGAGATATACTACAGTAGATTCACGAAATTTGAACGTGATGTTTACATAGTGACTCATGACACCGATTTCAGCAAGAACTATCCTGATCAAACCATACAACTTGTGTGCAGTGACCAAACCATTTTGACCAAGTTTGCGGAAAGATTCTACAGGCTACACAGGAAACAGGTGAGCGACGAAGCGAAGACATATCTCAAAGAAGACACAGGTGACTTTGTGTCTGATTATGCTCAGGACATTGTGAGATGGCAGGATTTCCATAAGTTTAAACACCGTTTTGACATACGAAACATCTACAACGAACAACAATTCCTACAGGATTTTGATCGGGCATTCCCCCAGGCTGACCCGGTTTGGAGCCATCAACTGTACAAGGAACACTTCGAACAAGATAATATCTGGTAAATATAGTTGTATATTTTTACAACTATGAGCAGACCAAAACCTACAGTGCTGTTATCAATCAGCAATAAAGAGACCTACAAACAGGAAGAAGTCCTGGCGGCAGAGGGCATCTGGGCGGTTTTCTACGATGGTAAACCCATCAACTTGAAATCATCGAGTTTGGTTTCGAATTATCCAGGTCCAAAATACAAGAAGGTGTCTTTCTCAAATCCAGGTCACGCGGAAAACCTGGCAAAAAAATTGAACGCACAGCACAAGACAGACAAGTTTGCTGTACACATTTTAAAATCAGGCGATATCTATAAAAGATAATTACGAGTATGGACACCAAGACTGCCTACACTCGTACCTTCATGGAGTTGTTGGAACAACCCATACACGACGAGAGCATCAAGACCAACTACTACACTTGGTGGCAGAATGTACGTGAAAGTTACCAGGCACGAAGTTTGAGACTGACAAAAGATGGCATAGGTATCATAGAAAAACTTGACATCAAAACATACGAGATCAAGTTTCCAGACAAGATTATTTTTACACCACAAACATATCTTTGGTTGGATGAATTTGTGGATTGTCCCTATTTTGTTGACAAGAAAAAGATAGTAGTAACACTAGAAAAAATGGCTCTGCAACTGATGATGTTCGCAGGAGATATCACAAAATATGGTCTAGCAAGGGCAATGAGCAAGGCGGACGAGCAAAAAACCTAGCAAAATAGCGACTTTTTCGAGGTTGACCAATAACACATTTCTGCTATAATGGTATTATAAACATTTAAACAGGAGTGTACTAAATGGTAACCAAAAAAGAAAAACAAGCAGTAGGCACACAAACAAGAACTGTGACGCCGAACGAGGCCAAATCAGCATTACAACATTGTATAAAATTGAAGAGACCCATAATGATGTGGGGAGCACCAGGTATTGGTAAATCAGATATCGTTAAACAGATAGGTGACGAACAGAAAAGAGAAGTGATAGATATCAGACTTCCATTATGGGAGCCAACTGATATCAAAGGTATTCCTTATTACAATCAGAAAGAAAACAATATGGTATGGGCATCACCGGCAGAATTGCCAACTGATCCCAAGTCAAACGCCATAGTGTTTTTGGACGAGTTGAACTCGGCGGCTCCGGCAGTACAGGCCGCGGCTTATCAACTTATCTTAAACAGAAGAGTGGGGCAATACAAACTGCCAGACGGTGTAGCAATAGTGGCCGCTGGTAACAGAGACGCAGACAAAGGTGTCACTTACAGAATGCCGGCTCCGTTGGCAAACAGATTCGTACACGTAGAACTTAGAGTGGACTACGACGACTGGATGATATGGGCAACAAACAACCAAATTCACCCAGATGTTGTTGGTTATGTGACATTCGCCAAACAAGATTTATATGATTTTGACCCAAAAGGATCGTCAAGATCATTCGCAACTCCAAGAAGTTGGAGTTTCGTATCAGAGCTTCTAACTGATGACCTGCCTGAAAGTACGCTCACTGACCTCGTAGCAGGCGCAGTAGGAGAAGGACTGGCCGTTAAGTTTATGAATCATCGTAAGGTTAGCGGTCAGTTGCCTAATCCATCAGACATATTGAGCGGCAAGGTAAAAGATCTAAAAACAAAAGAAATATCGGCAATGTATTCACTCACAGTTTCATTGTGTTATGAGTTAAGACAGGCTCACGAAAACAAAACAAAAAACTGGAACGATATGGCTGATAGATTCTTCAACTATATGATGGACAACTTCGAAACAGAACTTGTGGTGATGGGTGCCAAGATAGCACTTACAAACTATCAATTACCATTCGATCCTAGCAAGTTGAAATCATTCGACAGGTTCCATAAGAAGTTTGGCAAGTACGTCATAACTGCTATGGAGTCTAAATAATGTCAGACGCAAGAATAATAGACAAACTTGTTACCGCTAGAATAGGACTTTTACTAAAACACCCTTTCTTCGGCAACCTGGCAACAAGACTGCAGATAGTGAATGCCGATGAATGGTGTCCTACAGCGGCAACCGATGGTAGAAAATTTTATTTCAATACTAAATTTATCGACAGTCTTACCCCGAAAGAAACAGAGTTCCTTTTTGGACACGAAGTACTGCACTGTGTTTTTGATCATTTCCTAGGCAGAAAACAAAACCGTGACCATCAGTTATGGAACATAGCGGCGGACTATGCCGTGAACCAAATTCTCATAGAAAGTGGAATAGGCGAGATGCCCAAAGATGACAAAGGCAAGGACAAAGGTTTCCATGATGACAAATACAAGGACTGGCCGGCAGAAAAAATCTACGACGACATCTACAAGAAAGCAAAGAAGCAAGGATACGACTTAAAAAAGTTGGGAGAACTGTTGGACGAACACATTGATGTAGATGGCGAATCTTCAACACCAGCAGACGGCAAAGGTGAAAAAGGCAAGCCTAAATATTCCAAAGAAGAAATAAAAAAGATCAAAGACGAATTAAAAGAAGCAATGATCAGTGCCGCACAATCGACAGGCGCTGGAAACTTGCCTGGTGCTATCCAAAGATTGATAGGTGACCTTACCGAACCTAAAATGAACTGGAGAGAGATAATCCAACAACAAATAGTTTCAACAATGAAATCAGATTACACATTCACGAAACCTAGTAGAAGGAGTTGGCATATGGATGCAGTTCTACCAGGAATGATTAACACTGATAAAATAGATATCTGTTTGGCTCTGGACGCATCTGGTTCTATATCAGAAGAGCAGTGTAAAGAATTTTTGTCTGAGGTAAAAGGTATAATGGAACAATACAAAGATTTCAACATCCACCTTTGGAGTTTTGACACAAAAGTTTTCAATCCAAAAGTGTTCACTCCTGACAATATGGATGAATTAGAATCATACCAATTAGGAGCAGGCGGTGGTACAGAATTTGAATGTAATTGGGAATATATGAAAGAGGAAGGTATCGAACCTAAAAAATTCATTATGTTCACTGACGGTTGGCCATTTGACAGTTGGGGTGATCCCGACTACTGCGACACAGTATTTTTGATAAACAATCCATACGAAAGGAACATCGAGGCTCCTTTCGGACTAACGGTACAGTACGATGATTAATAGACAACTGTTATCATTGCTTTGGGAGACCTTCAAGGATTGGTTCTTCAATGAGGTATCAATATCAATAATGAGTTTTGGATTATTGATAATAGCACTTTGGAGTTATCTCACGTGAGAAATTTTTTTCAAAACCCAATAGTGTTGGCCGTCATAATCGTCGGCATATCATTGTTGATAATGCAGATAGGGTTAGGATAATTCACGAGTGAAAATAAATCCAAAAAATTTTTTTAATCGAAGGATAGATGAATTCCAAGACAATTGGGTATCTACTATTACCAAACAACAGGGTGAATACAAAGAACAACAGATAGCCAACTGGATCTTCAACAACTGCAATGGAAGATTCTGTATGAAAAAAGATGTACACTATGATCGAAGTGGTGTAAAAACAATTACCAGAATTGCTTTCGAAATACCCAGTGACCTGACATTGTTTTATCTAAGTGGCCTGGCTCAAGAACAATAACAACATCATTTGACAGCACTAACTAATTTATATTATAATATACGTATATAATTGCAATTATAGGAGAAATAAAAATGGCAAGTAAAAAGAAACAACTTAAAAAAGGTTCCGCCAAAACAAAAACAGAGGCGCAACCGCAACAGGCACCGGCAGGACAACAGGCAAATATCCAGTCTGATCCTGGTACGTTGGCTGTAGGTGATTTGAGAAATCTAGCAACAATCATCGACGTGGCTTCAACAAGAGGTGCCTTCAGAGCAAACGAAATGGCTACCGTTGGAGCGATGTTTAATAAATTACAACAGTTCTTGGCCAAAGTGGCGCCAGAACAAAAACCAGAAGATGCCAAAGCAGAAGCACCAGCAACTGCCGAAGCAAAGAAATAGGAGAACACAATGGTACAACAAATGATGCCAATGGATGTTGAAGGCACAAAAGAAACTGTGGCTTCTAACAGAAAGCAGATCAAACACATAGGAAAATTGAAAGACAGTGGTGCCAATGTTGCTATAATATTTAGAACTGTTCCAGACGAACCAACAAACTGTTTGGTAATGGGTCCTAAATTTTTAGACAACAACTATCACGATTCATTCATGAAAGTGCTTGAATCTCCAGAGGGCCAGGCTAGTTTTGAACTTGGTACTTTTTTATCTAGATCGAGATTCAGCGATGGTGTGGAAATGTTGCCATACTTACACCAAAACAATTTTCTTAAAAAAATGCCAACCAAAGACGTAATAGTCACAATGGGTGCTGGCAACCAAGGTGAAGTTCAACTGGACGAATTGAACAAACTTATTGCCAAGGAAAGAAAAGTAGAAATTTCTGATCTTGCATTTGTAGAGTCAAGCGAGGCAAAACCAAAGACTAGTAAAGATTCGGATGACTCCAAAAAGAAAGCAAAAACCAAAAAGTAGTCCGACCTGGGTAGAACTTACAAAAGATTTTGTTAAGGAATGGCCAGAAATTTTAGATGGACTGGAATATAGAAACTTGCCAATCAAGTATGTCAAGTGGTGCGAACTACATCTAAAAAACAAGATCACTATAAAATTTGATATCGAAAACGATCTCAAAAATAATAATCAATCCAGAATAGTTCGCACACTTAGACAGCACATTTTACAGAATAGAAAAAACATCAAGGCAGTACAGATGAAGTTCAATATTCAGCGTCTCAAATCGGACATGGAAAGTAAAACAGAAAAACTACTGACCAAAACTTTCAAGAAATAATCTGTCTACGAATTCCCAATCAAACGTTTCAAGCAATTTATCTAGACTATAATTGTGTCTGCTACAGAAAGTTTCAGCATCAGTGCAGGCCTTTTTGGTAAAAATATTGTCTACCGACTTCCATTGTTCCAGTATAAAATCACCCTCAACTGTGGGTTTGGTATGTTTTTGATACAAAAGTTTAACCACTTCTCTAAAAGTAGTCCTATAATTTACTTTAGAATCTTTGAAAAAATTAGTGTAGCCTGACCTTTCATTAACGTATTCGTGTGGTGAATGAAGTGTGAAATCCAAAACTCCAGAAGGCGTGTTTAACACTGCCTCTTTAAAGTAGAGCACCACTGCCTGATGTCCGTACATATAACTTATTAGTCTATTGTAACATCCAAAAATGTAATGTCTATTTGATTTGAGTGTGGATGGTGTGTAATTAAATTTGAATTCTGGATCTATCTCTAGTTTGGCGGGCACCACGTAGAAGTACTCGCTGGTAGAATTTTTGGCACAATGCCTTAAGGCATTATCTCTTCCATTGATACCCGATACAACTTTAGGTTCCCTTCCTATATGGCCTAAATGTTCCTTTAGCACACTGAGATTAGCAAGGGCCTGTGGTTCATTGTTGTGTAAGAAAAAAATATCAAATTTGGGTGGTTTATCAAATTTATCAACAAAATATATCCTTTCATACTCGTACAATTCTTTTTGAAACTTTAATTTGGGAATGGTGAGACAGGTATGCTCATGATTGTTGACATAGAGTTTTTTGTCTTCCCACAGGCTAGGTTCGGACTTAGACGTGGATTCGAAAAAATAATGAGCGTACAAACTTTTTTGATTTTTTACCTTTTGGTACAAATTAGAATATTCAAATTTGTACTCTGGCCATTTATGTGATTTGATTTCCACTTGGTGGTAATTTATGTCAGCAAAATCTCTGAGATGTTTCAGTTGGGGTAACTGTTTCTTGAATTCGTTTGTTGGTATCAGGAACAAATTGCCTTCTTTCTGTTCGGCATTGTGCCAGAGATGTATTTGACTATCTTGATGCTGTTCCGGGACAAAATCAAAATCAAACGTTGAAAGGTCATCTAGTGTTGTCAAAAACCAAAAGTGAGATGTTTTTATTTCGGATATGTAAGACTTTAATATATCAAAGTAGGAATCAACAAAAGGAGTAAATTTTGCGTGTGGAAATATTTTTTCTATTTTTTGTCGATTGCTGTCAATATTGAAATCCACACAAACACAATCATACATTAGAATTCTGCCTTTACTCCCACTTGAGGATGTTCAATACAACTATCCTTGATCTCTTTCATCGTTTCCTTTTTTAGATCAACACCACACGTGGCAGAAGGTTTTATACCACAACCTAGACAGAATAAAAAAATAATTAGATATCTCATCCTAGTACTTTAACTCCGTACTTGTTGGTAAATGCTTTACCATCCTCTCTATCGTTCACGATTGGTTGTCCTTTTATGTTCAAACTGGTATTCAAAAGTATGGGGCAACCAGTCTGTTTTTTCCATTCTGTGAGCAGTGCGTGGAACCCTGGATTATCCGTCTTACGCACGGTTTGAACCCTACTTGTGTGATCATGGTGTATTATAGCAGGAAAGTCTTTACCAGCAGTACAAGGCGCTGTAAATTGCATATAAGGGGTGTTTTTAACGGCTTTAGGAAGGGTGAAATAGTCGTTCACATCCTCTTCTAATATGGCTGGTGCGAACGGTCTGAACTTCTGTCTTTTCTTGATACTGTTTACCAAATCCTTTATCTCGGGTCCTCTAGGGTCTGCCAACAGTGATCTATTACCAAGTGCCCTTGGGCCAAATTCCGCCCTGCCACTTGCCACTCCCACCATCTTGTTTTCCTTTAGTTCTTTGATCAAACTGTCAACAGGATACTCGCCGTCTATGTTGTGTCCCAGAAAAGGATGTTGCCAGTTCAAGAACATTTTCTCATTGGCCGCTATGCAACCCAAACTTGATCCTGCGTCACCGGGATTGGGTATTATCCAAATGTTATCGAAAAGATTCATATCTGCTAGAACTCTGTTTGCGGCACAGTTCAAAGCAACTCCTCCCGCATAAACAAGATTCCTTGATGAGTATCTAGATGCCCTCATCCACAAATCTGCCAGGCATTCTTCTGTGACCTGTTGTATGCTGGCCGCGATGTCCATTACGTCTGCTTCGGGGTGCCATTCTCCCAAACCCCTGTGTAGATTCTTTTTCAGCCTGAAAGGTGACTGTTCCACAAAGTCGTTGTAGATATCATCTTTGTATTTTGGCTTGCCGTAAGCGGCCATACCCATGAGGATATACTCCTCCTCTGCTGGTTTCAATCCACAACGGTGTGTGAACGCCGAATATAAAACTCCTATAGAGTCGGGATAATTTATTGTTTCTTGTGTCCTGATTTGTGTGCCTTCGGCCGTGGATATGGAAACAGTGTTCCATTCACCTATCGCATCCACTGTGAGGATAGTGGCATGAGTAAAAGGCGAGGTGTAATATCCGGCCGCGGCGTGTGAGTCGTGATGTTTGACATACTCATCTATCTTAATATTGAAATGATCCAGGTGCCATTGTGGCATTTCTGTATAACTCATTGCCAACCCATACTGTCCTGCGTAGAACTGTCTTGTCTTCTTCAAAAAAGGCTTTTCATAATACACAACCTTGTCAAAAGGTCCGTAAGTGTTTGCCTCGTTCACTATACCCCAGTTGAGGTAGTGATCGTTTTTGACTTTGGAGTATCTTTCCGAGTGTGCGGCCCATAGTATTTCTCCTTTGCCGTTGCTAAAATCCACAACAGACATAGCGGCGTCGTGGTTCATGCAGTTAATTCCCAGTATTCTCATCCTCTAATGTCCTCTATAGATTCTATATATTTTTTAAGTTCTTTGTCCTGTACATCATTCGGTATTTCATTCTTATAAAATATTTTGTAACTGTCACTTCCATATTTTCCTATACCATAAAGGTCACTTGCCTCTTTTCCGTCCCAGGTGAGATAATCTACGCTCATTTGTCTCAACCTTTTTACTCTCACACTCCACATACCCAACGGTTTCAACATCTTTTCCTGTGCTTTCGCTCGACCCCTAATAAATTTTACAGGATCTGGATATCTCTTGAACAATTTTGGAAGTATCTCTTTGACCTGTTTCCTATAGGTTTGATTGAGACATATCACGCCCACCATGTGTTGCCACACGCTATTAACCTGTTGTTGTACCATTAGGTCATCTCTCATTTGATACTCCACTTAATTTTACTGAATTTTTCTTTCAATTTTTCTACCCTTTCTTGCCATTCCTCTAGTGTGATGTCGTATTCATAATTCACCGTTGTGGCATTTTGTTGCAGACAGGTTGCTCCGTTTCCGAGATGAAACTTTTCTGCCATTTCTGTGATGGGAGATAAAGTCACCAAACGATCTATGTGATTTTCTCTTTTAAATTTTTTATATATCTCATTCAGGATGTGTTTGCCTCCTCCCTTCATCTTGGCCCATACTGTGTAAGCCACAGCGACTCTACCCACGAGATTATTTCTCAACACCGACTGCAGATGTGCGTCCTTGCTCATGTCTTTTAACTCCTTAACACTTTTAGGAATTTCGTTTGTAAAGGCGATGCATATTATAGCCATTAGGTTTTTATCCTGATCGAGCAATCCAAAAATTTTGCGTCCATATGATGTTCTGAATTCCAAATCCAATTCGGGTCTTACAGGATCTTCCTGCACATCTATTTCCACTAATTCTTTCAGATCAAATCGTTGGTCTTTTTTGAACCAGTTTTTGAATTTGTCTTTTATTTCCGCAAGTGTATTCATGGTTTACTTGTAGATAAAAGGATCTTTCTTTTTAAGTTCTTTTATTCTTTTCCTATACTCAATCTCTTGTTTTATTTTGAGATATATTTTTTTAATCCAACTAAACATATTTTCTCCTTTCAAGTTTGTAAGTTGTTAATCCTCCACTGTTTGCCTTCCATACAAGATGAAAGTTAGGGAATATTTTTGATATGATCGGATACGATGCTGTCACTTTGTAGTCGTCAAACATATCCTGAACATCTTTGTGGTCAAAACCAATTTCAAACGGGCATTCCATTTGATCTTTTTTTAATATCTTGCTTTCAAAAAAAGACAAAGGAGCAATCTTTTGTAAAAGTTTTACCCATTTATTATAGACGCCCAATAGTATGATTCCGTTTGGCTTCAACAAAGATTTGATTTTGGTTACAGCCAGTTTGTAATCTGGCATATGGTGTAACACACCCTGGCATAGAATGACGTCATATTTTTTGGATTTTTCCATTTCAATAAAATCTTTCTGCATCCATTTGATATTTTTGTTGCCTAGTTTATCAGAAATTTTTTTGGCAATCGCTACACCGTTGCTGAAATCAACACCGGTTATTTTTATGTCTTTGTTTGTGTAGGCCAAAAAGTTTGAAATATATCCAGTTCCACATCCTATATCAAGCAAAGTTTTTCGACCTTTGGTTTGATCAACAATAAAATTTATATATTTGTTATCTCTGTGTTTTTGCTGTGTCAGGAAATTTTTTACCGAGTAATTGCCCGGAAAAGGATTTCTGTCATAGAATGTTTTTACTTTGCTCATCTGTATAGATACGGATCCTTCTTTTTCCTTAACTTTTTAAGTTTTCTTTTGTATGTAATGTCACTTAGGTATTTTTTTATTTTGGCAATTAGTTTTTCAAACATTTTAAAAAAGTCTCCTTCATTAATTTTACAGCATCTTGGTGCGCCTCGTCTAGTGGATGAGTCGTGGCGTACGGATATTCATTCATTTTGGCCCATTGGTTAAAACCCATCATTCTTTCACCAAAACTGAACCATCTGGTAAAATCTATTTCGTTATACAGTGCGGTCAAAAGACTGTCCTCTTTGTGGATAGGCTTTTTGTCATTGTAAAAAAGGCTGTTATCGGCAAGTGTGAACATATATGGTATTTTCTTTTTCTCCAAAATGTTCTGCAACCAAACAATAGATTTCCAACTGAGATATGCTTCGTGGTATTGGTTGGCGGCATATTTGTACAGACTGTCAGCGAACGGTCCTATTCCTGTTTCTTTGTAAAGATGCTGTCTCTTTTTGAATTCGTCCATCACAGGTTCACTGTGGCCGATTGTGTTTTCTACTTCTTTTTGTCGTAGATTTGTATCCCATGGTGTTATTGTTGCCCATCTTGTCCTTTCCAGGTTGCTGTTCCTTGCCATTGCCCAATCGTATCTGCTGAGGAATGTCCACATCACAACTACAATTATTTTTTCTTCTTTTCTGTTTGCCACATAGTCAAAGACTCTCCTAGCAATTCCTGAATTTCCCAAACCTCCTTTTGCCACACAAAAATAATTTCCTGCAACTGTATCATTCAACCTAGCGGCCCAGGTCTTGCTACTGTAATTTTTACCTGTGTCATCGCTGAGCTCGTTGCCATAAGTGAAACTACAACCGCCCGATAAAACTGTTTCTTTTCCTATACTACTCATAAACTTTCAACATATTATTTAAAATTGGAAATGCTTCACTAAATTTTTCACCACGGTGTTTGTCCGCCAGTAAAATTCTATCTCGACGCTGTTTGTTCATTTCCTCCGAGTACCTGTCACTGCTGTTCATGTAATCAATTATGCCTTTGAATTCTTTTATCTGGATATATCTGTCTGTTGCTATATTTTTGATCTGTCTCGGCAGGGTTTGTATGTTAAAATATTCTGGATCAAAACAAGTGTTCACATAGAAAAATTTTGGATCAATCTGTTTCACCCAATAGGCCAATTTTGCCAGACTGAAAATATTGAAGATGTTTATGGTGCTACAAATTTGGAAATCTATATTTCCCGGATTATATTCTTTGAACTTCTGGATGTTTTCATTCACCTCTTTCCATTTTGCTGGGTGCCTTTGATATTCAAACTGTTCTCCCACATCATCTATGCTGAATGCTATCTCAACTCTCTTAAAGTGTTTCCACAACCAAAATACATTTTTCGGAGGCAACTGTGTGCCATTGGTATTGTAATGTATGTCTTGATTTTTGGCGTAACCCTGCTGTACACAATATTCCAAAATTTTAAAATGATTTTGTATCATGAAAGGCTCTCCTCCGGTGAACTCAAAATATTCTACATCTTTCAATACATCTTTTATTTCCTCAAAAAATTGCGGGTGTTTTTTCGGCCATCCGCCTTCTTTTAAATTTTTTCTTGCCACTGGATTCTCTCCGTAATCTAATTCTTCCTGTGCCCATTTGGATGAGGACCAAGAACCACATATCCTGCACTTAAGATTACAAACGTTGCCCAGTTTAAAGTCAATGAACTTCAAGGTTGGCTCGCTATCGGGTGTCCAATCTTTGAGACTTTTACTCAGTTTATAGATCGAGTTTTGTCTTTTAGAAACTTTGCCAGCATTTTCTTCTGCCCAACAACTTTCGCACCCGTTTGGTCTTTGTCCGCTTTTGAACTGCTTACGTAAGGAATTCATGTATTCGCTTTGCTGTATCGTTTTAAGATCAGTTTCATAAACTTTAAAATCTTCGATGTTGCCTTTGTACAGACAGCAAGGTGATGCTGATCCATTTACATCCACTTCCAGATGTGTCCATGGCAGAGGACATATATTTGATTTTAGATATCGTTCCACCATTTTAAAACCTCTGTGTTTTTTTCAAATATTTTTGTAATGTCTGTTCCTCTAATTTTGTCCAAATATAATATTCTTTTTTTGCCTCTTTTCAATCCCTCACTGTACTCCTCTTTGGAATATTTCTCTTCTAGAGTTTTATGATTTTTTATATCTTTCAATCCTTCTATGAAAGACAAATTAAACATTGTTGTTTTATCTTGAATTTTTTCCAATACACCATCAATAATAGAATGTAAAAGATGTTTTGGCAAGCACAAAGGTGTCCAAAGATTGTCTGCTGTAAAACTAAAAACTTTTTTACACAATAAAATCAGTTTGAGATCTTTACTTAAATTGTACATATTTTCTAAATCAAATAAACCAGGCAATGTTACTGTCAGATCTAATTGCAACTGTCTTGGATGTTTCATAAATTTTTTAGCATACTTTATATTTTCAAGCCATTGCTCGTACTTCAATCCTGTTCTAATATATTCACCGATATGACCAGTCCCATCAATCGAGGCATTGATTTGCCAGTCTTGAAACTTCACAAGTAAATCATCAAACAGATTTTTTCCGTAATAATCTATCTTGCTAAAATTGGTGTTATACCTTGCATACACTTGGTCGGCATAATCCAAATCAATCACTCTCTGCATGGCCTCCCAATGTATCTTCCACATCAAAGGTTCACCGCCACACCAATAAAATTCACGTAATCTTTTTTCTTCTATGGCTTCTGTAAACTCTTTGATTACTTGTTGATCAGTAAATTTTTGTATCTGCTCTTTGATGTCTTTTCTACCCCAAGGGTTTTTATCATAATCAAAATTATCGTGCCTTTTGTTTTCTGTTTCCCAACTACTGCTTAACATATCGCCGCACATTCTACAACTAAAGTTACATAGATTTGAAAATCGATAATCAAAACTAGTAACTTGTAATTCTGTATGTCCGTTTTCGTTGGTTTTTTCAAAAGCCTCATCTATCAATCCACTGTACATTCTGTTGAAATGCTGACGATAAACTTGACTGTTCAACAGTTTATGATTACAAGTAGCACACTGTGGTATTTCTTCTCCTGCCATAAGTTTTTTTCTTACAGATTTCATATAATCACTGTTCCAGTGTTCTTCCAAAGTTGTAAATTCCACAGGTTTTCCTTCTGGATTTTTTGTATCAATATACTGTTTGAAATTTTGAGATTCTTCCAATGAAGCACAACACAATCTTCTTTCCATCTGTGGAGAAAGATAGGTATGAGTCCACGGAGCCATACAGAATGTTTTGTTTCCTTGATTAGGCTTTATTTTCATAGTCCTCGAACAGTTCCTTCCATTCTGGGAAAACATCTACTGTGTTTTCATTTCTTATACTGTCATACTTTCTTGTTTCGGCAAAAAATGTAGGTAGAAATTTTGACATATCTCTCCTAAACAAATAATCTAGACCGCTTTCAAAACCCATGGTTGCCCTTGTCAATTTGTCTAATGGCTTCAACCAGTCTATATGAGATTCGTATTTTTCTTTGACTTGTTCTTTGTATTCGTTGGGCAACAAATCCATCCTTTGCCAATTTGGAAATTGCAGTAGATTGAAATTGAAATCTTGTGGTTTGATTAAACCCAACTCAACCCAGTTTTTATGGAAATCAGTTACGTGTAAACTGTTCAACAACCCTACAGTAGAACTGATATAAAAATCTACTTGCGGACAAACATCTAACATTCTTTTTCTATTTGCTACAATATCTTCCCATACAGTACCTTTCCTCATTAGTTCTGCTCGTGGACCTTCAGCGTCTAAACTTGCTCCTACTGAAACTGAATCAAATTTGTTCCATAATTCTAACACATCCATATCTTTGAATGTGGTTCTACTGAGATTGCTGTTGTATATCAATCTTACGTGATACATTTTTCTACGATCTAATTCTTTCAAAATATTATAGTGCTCAGGCATTATTAAAGGTTCACCGCCAGCAAAATAAAACTGTTCAACGTGTTCGAACTGTTCTAACATCTGTTTCCAAATATCATCACTGTCTCTTCCTACTCTCATAATTTTTGGATGATTGGGTGGTTGTCCTGTCAATTTTTTATGATCTTCATACCAATTGGACGAGAACCAAGTGCCACAACTACGACAAGCCATATTACACAAATTGCTGAACCGGATATCCCAATATTTGATTATAAAATCTGCTGACCCATCTTCTTTGGTACTGTTAATCAATCCAATATTATGTCCAAAATGTTTGTTGGAACTTAAACGTAAAGAAAAGAAACCTGACTTTTCTTGATCATAACATTTTATACACTCTCTTGATTTTTTGTTGTTCAACATATTCAATCGCATTTGTTTCATTTTTTCACCATTGAATACTTCCTCCATGCTTTGATTGTTTAAATTTCCTACATCAAATTTGTCAAAAGCAAAACAACAAGGATATGCTCTACCGTCCGGAAACGAATGTAAATGCATCCATGGCAACATACAAAAAGTCTCCGAATCAATCAGCAACTCCTTTTCTTTAGGAGTCATATCTTTTATTTTTAATTTCTCAGGCTCTTTGGCCCCGTACTCATATGCCACTGTACCATTCTCCTATAATTGGAAAAGTTTTTGCTAGGTCTTTTCCTCGTCTTTTATCATATTGCCCATAAAAATTTTTGAAATCTTTTTGTAATTTGTCTATTTCGGCCGCACCCGCGTGTGGTGATGTTACTTCTTGTAAATATTCTATCAATCTTTTCACGTGTTCTTTTTCCATCGGCTCAATATCGCTCTCATTATCTGAAAGCCATTCTATCAAATTTTGCCTAAATTTCTTTTTGAGTTCTGTTGGAAGGACAAGTGGTGATTGGAAACTAGGAAACCTCAAAATGTTAAGAGTAAAATTGACATCAGAGCCAAATGCTTGACGATAGGATTTTTTGAACTGCACAATCCTGCTTAGAAATTCTGGTAGTGATTCCAAGCACAACGCATTCACAGTACACATCACGTGAAATCCTTTTGGTTGTAAACGAACCATAAGATTAACAAAATTTGAAAACCATTCTGAATACTTCATTCCATCTCTTATGTAATCCGCCTGATCAAACATGGCTTCATTTGATGTGTAGATATGAAGATTTGGAATCCGGCCACATCTATCTAAAAATTTTTCAAACAAATCTGGTTTTGGCACAAGGTTAGTGTTCACAGCAAATCTCATATGAGGATTTACTCTATTCTTCTCGTCAGCGAACCAATCTAGCAAACGCCAAAAATGAGGAGACATCATAGGTTCGCCGCCTGTGATCCTTAATTCGTCTAGACTTCTATGTAAGTCTGTTTGCCACCAAGTAAAAAATGCTTCTACATATGGATTTGTTTCTTCTAGTTTATACAATTGAGCGGCATTATGAGGATGTGTAAAATGATTTCTACCATCTGATTTTAAATCTGTATATGGACCATTTGTTTTGATATCTCTCACCCATGTGGTACTGAATGCTGGGTTACAATACGAACAGGCAAAATTACAGGTCCTATCAAAAGCAATTTCTAAAGTTTTCAAATTCCAATCTGTATCAATACTGCTGGATTTTGCCTCACTCAATATCGACTCTGGATATATTTTAGATTTGTAGGTCCTGTCAGACACAGAACCGTTGTTCATGTCTTCGATCTTCCAACAATATTCACAACCTTTGGGCCTTTCTCCGCACTGCATCTGCCTTCTGTGTTCTTTCTTTTCTTTGGTGTTGTGCAGAGCACTTGGATTGTTTTTTATTTCATTTACATCAATTTTATGAGCCGGTGGATGATGGCAACTTGTGGTCATACCTGATCCTAACCATATAGTTGCATTGAACCATTTGGCTCCACAAAAACTCGGAGAAAGTTTATCTAATACTTGTTTCTGATATTCGTTATCTTTCATACTTGTCTTTTATATCTTGTGTTCTAGTAATTATTGATTGTTCATATTCGTCGGGTAATTTTTTCTCGTTTCCATAAATTATCTGTTTTGTCCATTCGTAATGTGCTTTAGGTAAAGGGTGTTCGTCACCATCAACATAATCATTTGGATAATTTTCTTGAGCAAATTCCCACAAACCTTTTTTGTCTTCATAAAACAAAAATTTTTCCCAATTGATTTCGTTGTATATCATTTTTTCTGCCACAGACTTTGGATTATGTTCTAGGACATCTTCTTTAAATATCATCATTGTGTAGTCTATATTTTTTGATTCAAGATGCTTTTGTGTATACCAAATTCTCTCGAGAGTTCTGAACCTATTTTGGTCTTCGTTCAAGAAATATTTTTGATAGTATTTGTGATGCTCTTTAACAGGGTGTCCCCCGAACCAAACGTGCCACTGGAAATCCGGATCCCAACGCGAGTATGTGGCATCAGCAACTTTTTCAAACAGTGATTGATTTTCTATAATTTCATATCTGTTGTATCCGGACCACATAATATACATCTTATTGATATTTTTGAAACGCATTGAACTATTCACAGCCATACGAGATATTGTCTCGTTTCCACTTGCCGACATTCCTAAGTTTTTGACAGGTGTATCTTTTTCAAAAAATTTGATGTAGTGCGGCCAGCACTCCCATCTATACCTTGTAAATGAGCAACCATGTGTGATTATCATAAATTTTTACACTCCTTCCAAAATTCCAGCATTTCGGGAAATGTGTTTTCAAAACTTGTTCCGCGTCTGCGATCGTGTTCGTTAAAAAATGCGTAAAAGTTCTTTTTTTGTTCTATGCTATTTGCGTAATTTTTTTTCCAGTACGCTAGATTGCGAAGCATTTTTTGTACCTCGAAGTCCTTGAATTGACTGTAGTTGTCTTCTCCAGAATTCTCCCTCATCCATTCTGTGTTGCTTTGATGTATGGCCTGGTATGCCTCTGGTAACAGCGTTATCTGTTGCCAGGCTGGTTGCCTCAGCAGTGGCACATCGAACCACACACGCTGATAGGTGCTGGAGTGCTTCTGCCTCAGTTGTTTGATGTCTTCCAACAGGTCCCTCATACTGGTTACGCTGAGGTTGTTGTATGTGATAATAAAAGTGACGCTGTTGCGTACAGGTATCCTGTCCAGGAATTCGTCAACATTGTCTATGAATCTGTTGTAGTCCAGTCCGTTCCTGATGTATTCCGCTTTCCGGCCATGGGCATCCACACTGACGAACTGCATGAAATGTTCCACACTGCCATCTAGGCATATCCTTTTCACCTGGTCGAAATACTTGTTCTTTAACCTGTCGTCGGGCGGACACATATTGCTGGTCACGTTGAGATGGAGGTCGGGTTTGGGATTCTTGATCACGTAATCAAATACCTTGTAGGTGTTGTTGTCCATCATGGGTTCTCCTCCCGTCATACGGAAGTGCTTGAGATTTTTGTACAGTGTTGGCCACCATTCCCAGAACGCCTTCACATATGGGTTATCCTCGCGGTTTGGTATGGGTCTTCGCCTGCCCTGGAAGTGCTCGGGTGCGTTGTGGGGAGGAGTGGTTGGATATTGGCCGTACCTTTCCACTTCCTGCCCCCACTTGGTCGAGAACTGTGGCGAACAGTAACTGCACCTGAAGTTACAGGCGTTGTTGAAGTTCACCTCCACGTATCTCGGCGTCCAACTTTTTGTCATTGGATTCTGTAAAATCTCGTCAAAGTCCTGCATGGCCCAGGGCTCACCGCTCCTGTAGTGCCTGTCAGACATGGCTCCTGTGTCCTCTATCTTCCAGCAGTAACTACAACCCGTGGGTCTGTCGCCCTTCAGCATCTCTTCACGCTGTCGCAGTTTTTCCTGGGTGTTGTGCAGTGCCGCGGGATTGTTTTTCAATTCTGTGGCATCTATCTCGTGCAGGGGTGGGTGGTAGCAACTGTTTGTCAGACCCGTGGGCAGGTGTAGGCTGACCTGGTTCCACTTGGCCAGGCACATTGTGGGTGATACCTCATCCAGTTTCACCCTGGCCCTGTCCGCATCTGACTGATACCTACTGGTACTCACGATCCTGAACTCCTTTGTTGACCCACACTCCCTGGCAAAACTTGAAAAATCTGCTTTCGTCCTCGCCATAATCTGCTATGGGTACGCCTAATCTCTGCCTCAGGCTGTTGCCATATTTTTTAATATCGTCTTCTGGTTGTATCTGTAGTTTGCCAAACAGGTCATTTAGATGTTCCAGACTGCTGATGCGTTTGACATCCATTCCCTTGATCACTGTCATCCAGCATCCGATACGGGCACCCAGCATGGCGTACATACCATGTTCCACATCTGCCCCCACGCTCATCCACGTGGTCAGTGTTCTAAGATTGGTTGGCTGTATATTTTTCACGAACTGCGATGGAGAAATCACTTTGCCCCTGTCCAGGCTCATCTTGACACCTTCCCTGTATCCTGCGACAAAGGCCTGTTGTGGAGAACTGTTTATCACGGTGTCAGAGTAGACGTTGTGTAAATTCTCGTGTGGCACTCCCCAACAGAAGTCGATGTCGTTCTGCTCGTTGTCCGAATTTTCGTGTGTCTTCATGGAAAGACAGGTGTCTTTGTGCCAACCCACCAGGCCACCGTTGCCGTATACCAGGCCATTCACGCTGTTCCTGGCACGCCATCTGTGTACCGCTTTGGGATCGGTCTTTGCGAAATCTAGTGTTTCCATCAAAAATTTTGGGTCTATGACGTTGTCACCGTCCACGCTAATGAAGAAGTCGGTCTCCGCCAGTTCTGCCGCGGCCTTGTGTGCCGAATCGAATCCAACAACACCATCAACACGCTTGGCCCATGGCACCTTGTCCAGTAGGTCCGCCCAGTTCTCTTCCTTGTTGGGCTCTCGGAAACTTATGAACACAAAATCCAGATCGCTTGTCCTCATTCTGCCTTCCATTTGTATCCTCCTTGCCCGTTAGATTTTACCCAATAGGGATTTCTCGAAAAGAAAATATAACCCTTGTCGTCTTTGTGTAGCAACGGATATCTAACCGATTTGGGTTTCTTCAACTGTATAACCGAATCTTTCACGAAGTACTTGTCCTCGCCATTTTTTATAATTTCAATTTTTTTCTCAAGGCTGACTTCGTGTTGCCTGCCTTGTATGGTAACAAAATGACGTTTGCTCTTTTTACTCCTGTTGTTTAATGCTTCAAAAAATCCTGGCATTTAATTGCTCCATTGTTTTTTTGTGATGATAGTGCCATATTCCACACAGCCTGTGACTTCCAACATATAGGTCATTATTGATCAACATAGGATTCAAATATTCATTGTTGTCAATGGAATGCCTGATACCGTTTATGAGATTTTTGTTGTGTACAATCTTGAACCAGTCAAATTCAACGTGGTGTTCATCCAATGGGTCAAGCATTTTGTACGCCAAAGCATATACCTCGTCGGTAGTGGGACTATCGTTGTCGCAACCCACTAGACATTCTTCTCTGATTGTGTTCCAGTTTTTTGTTATGGCTCCGCACAGTTTATAAAAATTTTCTGCCAGTTTGCTTTTTCTAAAATAGGTAAGGCAGTTGTAGATGTTGGGCAAAGAGTTGCGTCTGAACAATTCTCTGTAATGCTTGTCCACCACTTCCTCGCCTTTGTAGTTCAAACAATTCCTGCTTGTCACCATATCGTGCCGACATAGATAATTCCACCACCAATCTATATTGCCACACACAACCATGTCCGCCTCCAATTTTATGCTATGAGTAAACGGCGACAGGCCAAATATCCTGTGTTCATTGTTGAAGGCCAGATGTGAAGGATTTTTCATAGTGACCACGTAATCAAAATATTTGTCGTGTTGTATTTTCTTGTCTGTGATCACGCAGATCTTGTTGATACTGTTGTGCTTTTTGATGCTTTCTGCTAGTTTCCTACTGAGATCGATATAGTCAACACTGTCGGTGTTGGTTGCGAACCAAATAAAACCTTTATCGGCCATTTACAAACTCCTTGTCCAATAGATGCACATCGATTCCCTGCAGGTAACCTACCCTTTTGTCATATCTGAACATCAGTCCAGAATCATCTATGTCCAACACGTCGTACTCGTGCGGCAACATAAACATAGGCGCAGGTATAAAATTTTCCACAGGGATCATTCCATTCATCTGATGCAGGGCCACCGCGAAAGCAAAGTCGTTCCTGTAATTCCTATGTCTGATCCTGTACAAATTTCTGTAGTGTTCATAATTTTGTTGTATGTGTTTGACAAGTGCGAAAATCCTCTCCGTGCGTTCACACTTCCTAAAAATAATCACCGTAGCCCAAACTATAGGCAGTACCGATTCATTGGTACCCAATATTACATTTTTTCCTGTGATATCCAGAACTTTGTCGTGTACCAGAAAATCATAGTCGGTATCCAGATACTTGAGGAGATTATCACTGAAACAAAAATAATCTATGTCCATGAGGATAGTTTGGTCATAAGGACTATGGGATAACGCATTCACCCTTTCAAGGTTGTGCCATGAAATATTTTTTCCACGATAATATCTTGTGTTGCCTTTTCTATTTTCGATAATCCTAAATCCAACATCAAGATGTTTAACAAAATTGTGCGTTTCACTATTTGTTACCACAGTTATGGGTAACTTTAGAAAAGTTTCAATTTGTCTCACACATTTGATAAGGAATCTATGATATTTCACCTCGTCGGTGTCAAAGCAATACAACAACACACCCTTGGTCATCTATCTTCTCTTCAGTTGTTCAAGAAGTTTACGGTATGCGTTGAGACTTTCTTGATTTTTTTGTATTAAAATTTCAAGGAAATTGTCAGGATTTTCTATTTGGCAGGGATTTTGGTTCGTGTCAAGTATTGTAAAGGTCTCGGAATATGATTTAAGTGTGCTGACTAGATTGATAGTTTCTGCATCCGCTTTGAATAGTTTTCCATTGTAGGCAAATATCTGGTTTGCTCTGCATTTTTCCAACGCATTTTTCTTGGTCAGCGCCAGATCATGAGCGAGGTCAGAATACTCTTTAATTTTGCCAATATCCATAACAGTATTATAACACTAATTATGGATTTTCTCAACCTGTGGAAAAATTAATCTGCGTTGTTAGTTGTGTTGGAAACTGAAGCAACCACAACATTTGTATATACTGTTGAAAGTCCTTCTGCTGTTGTTGGATCCACTGTATGGAAAGCAAAATCAGTTGGGCCGATTGCCTCTTCCTCTACCGCAATACCATCAACGTTGTTGGATGTGTAGTCAGCAGTGACGCCATCGTTCTGTAGTGCAGAACATTTTACCGTTACGACTTCACCGTTGTTGTTCCTGCCATCTGCGTGAGCAGTTGACACTTTCGCCTCTATCTTGATAGCGATGTTTCCTGAATATGTTCCTGAGTCTTCAGTCAGTTCTAAAAGTGTTGTGTAACTAGTACCCAAATCGTAATAGCCATTTGCCAGACCGTTTGTTGTAACAGTTTCACCAGACCCTGATCTTGTTGACACTTTTGAACCAATGTCGAAATTTCCCAAGGCACTGATCAAAGCACTCATTGATGTGTCTTTGGCTGTGCTGTTTGTTGCCGTGTTTGTTAATTTGATTCTAAGTTTACCACCTGCGTTGAAGAACCATCTTGCTTCATCTCCACCATCAAATGTGTAACTTGCCTCGACAACGTGTGATGTATCGAACGGTCCTGTTGCCGCTAATGAAAGATCTTCAGAACCTTCAGACACTGCTGTGGCGCTTGTAGATCCACCACCCACTGATGTGGACAATGTGGCTAGATCGGTTGCCAGTGCCGCAATGGCCTGTACCGTGTCGCCCGCTGATCTCTGTGCTGTTGAAGTTAAACTGTCGTTTGTGTGATTGGCAGTGTTGTCCATTGCCGTGAATAATGAATTCCATTGTGACGCAGTGATCGAGTCGCCGGCTGTGACTGTGGCTACCGCAGTTTGTCCTAGTCCCTGGTCACCATCACCAGTTCCGATAATATGGTTGATGCCATATGGTGAACTTGAACTGTTCACAAAATTGTTGTATTCGTCATCTAGTATTGTGTCACCTGCTGTATATGCCATAAATTTATTTAACTCCTATCACGCATTCGTGTAATTCTGTTTGTTGTGTGTATTTAGCCTTGAGCAACCTTCCTAGGGTGTTAAAAGCGGTACATTCCTCAAGATTTGCCACCATGGCTTCGCCATTTCCGGCGCTTACTAAACGGTCACCTGCTTTGCCCGTGCCTTTGATTTTGACCCTTACACGCCCTTTGAGTGCTATCATTGGATGTGAGTCATCATTTCCGGCGTCTTTGTTCATCAAAAATGCCGGTGCTTCGGACACCACGCCAAACACAGCGTCGTCTAATGCTTTGACGCATTTAGTAATTTCTTTATCACCGCCCAATATGACAACATCTCCCGCTTCAAGTGGCGTGTCAGTTTCGTATCTTTCTGCTAGGTCGGCATATTGTGCCGCTGTCGATGTTGCGTGAACTATGTTTGCTCTAATGTCCACCAATGTAGCGGCGGATAATTCGTCATCACCACCACCTGATTTAAATGCTGTCCAGGCACCACCGGCGTTGCCGTAGATTGTGGTTCCGTCGTCTGCGAATGTTTCATCCCATACCCAGTATAGATCCTGTTCAGTGGCAGATGACGTCCTACCTCTGTTTACTTTCATACCCGTGTAATTTGGCATTCCAGCCGCTGTTGAAATATTTCTGTTCAGTTCAATTATGTTATCTTCTATGGAAAGGTTTGAAGTGTTGACAGTTGTTGTTGTTCCCTGTACTTCTAGATTGCCTTTCACTTTGACTGTGCCGGTACCTGTGGGGTCTATTATTATGTCTCCACCACTGTTGATGTTTTGTAATGTGACGTCACTACCGCTTACGGTAATAGTGAAATCTGAACCAGCACCCACAGTCAATCCGGAGTCGTTCAATACTCCCAAACTACCTGTAGTGGTATCATTGGCATTTGACACCAAGAAACTGGCACTGCTGTTTCCACCAAGTGCATCTGAATCGGTTGATGTGCCTGTCAACTTGTTGGACGCCACCGCCGTTGATAAATTGATACCTTGACTTATCGTGGCAAATCCTGAAATTGCTGTACCTGGAGTGAATGCCTCTCCACTTACGATTGCCACCACCGTGTCGTTGGTTACAAATTTAAGTATGGATTTATTGACTCCAACATTGTCTGCGATTGTTTCGCTGACCACTTGTGTCACTCCCGAACCTGCCACTGTGGTTGGTCCTATCAGTGTCCATGCAGTTCCGTTGTAGACGTACAACTGGTTGTTGGTTGTGTCGAACCATGTGTCACCTGTGTTGGCATTTGTCGGGGACGTTGATGAATTAGTGCTGGAACCTACCGGTTTCCATTTTGATCCATTCCATACGTTGATTTGATTGGATAATGAATCATACCACAACTGGCCTTTTTGTTTGTTTTGTGGTGACGAAGTGTTTGCGAAGTTTTCTAGTAATTTTACTAGGTTTTCATTAAGCCTTTCTCCAAAGCCGGCGTATCCTTTACCAAAAAGTGTAAGGTCTGTAGTGGTCGTGTCGATCGTGCCATCGGCCAAAGTGACCAGTGTTGTTCCAAAAGTGTTGTTAATGGTATACGCCATAATATTAGTTTGGTGCGTTATCTCTAACGTGCACCAAGAAACTTACATCTCCAAGTAATTTTATCAAAATTTCTGCTCTCTCAGGAGTCAACATTTCATCCAATTCGGCAATCTCTTCCGAAGATAAAACAGATTGATAATTGGCATTTATGTAATCTGCCACGTTTTGTTTAGTTGTTGCCATTCTTGCTCCTTTTTTACTATTTAATTGATGTCGGGATCATAAATCTCCAACCATTTTCCAAATCTTTGTTCTACAAACGGTCTTACTATCACACCCACAGTCCAACAGAAACTTTCACCAATCAATCTTGTGAAAATTCCCAAAATATCTCTCTTTTTCTTGACTCCCATGGCATATGCCAACTCGTTTGCTCTTGCTTGGGCCAATGCCCTTATAACTCTTATGACTAATTTACCAAATTTGCTGTTGTTTTTATCGGCTTTGGTCATGTAATTGACCAACGGCACTGCCCAGAACCAATATCCTATTTTGGTATTTCTTGAAATGTATTTCACACTGTACTCTGTGTCAACCCGCAGATCTTCTGCTGAGAACATTCCTTTGTTCTGTAACCAAGTACAGATCACACGTCCGCCACCACCACCGCCGCCACCTGATCCTGGTGTGCCCGAACTAGATCCGCCCGAAGAATCTCCAAACCCGGCCGCTGTTGATGTGAACGTTACTCCTGAATTGAACAATGCTTTCCATACTCCGCCGACCTTATAGTAGGCCGCTGTAATATTTTTCCATGCTCCGCTAACTTTGTATTTGATTGTGTTAATATTTTTCCAATCTCCTGAAACTTTATATTTTGCCTGTACACTGATGTTCAAAACAATTACCGCTTTTCCGTTACCGCCTGTGCTTCCAGCACTGCCACCCACCGCAATTCCTGATGAATAGAAACCAGATCCTGTTCCTGATGGTGTTGTTCCTGAACCTGCGGCTCCTGTTCCGCCTAATGGTACAAGGTTAGAACCCGAATATCCTCCAGTACCTCCATTATCTCCTGAACCACCGTTACCGCCACGGCCTCCGTCATCACCGCCACCACCGGCACCACCACCTCCACCGTCACCGGTATGATTGGCTCCGTTCTCTCCCAGTGTACCTGGAGAATTTGATGTTGCTGAATTGCTATTGATTCCGGCACTACCTGCTGAGTCACGACCGTCACCTGCACCACCGCCACCGCCCGCGGCAATGGCTATTTCGCCACCATTGATAGTGACAACAGTGGCTCCTCCGCCACCGCCTCCAGAACCTGATGATCCTCGAGGACCAGATGTTCCACCTGCTCCGCCTGAATAACCTGTTAAACTTTTTCCGTTGCCTCCACCTGGTGCTGATCCTCCACCGGTACCTCCTGCTCCACCGCCGCCCACAGCGACTTTTAAAATTTTGCCTATATGAGAAGTCATGTCTATGCTGGTTGCTGTGACATATCCTCCAGAAGCACCGACACGACCAGGACCCCCTTGGTCACCACCGCCACCGCCTCCGGCGCCACCCCAAAGGTGTACGTCCATAGAAGTAGTTCCTGGCGGAATTGTTAATACTTGAGTAGTACCTGTGTACGTGAAAGTTTTTGTAATGGTAGGCATTGGTTACGCCTCCCTAACGAACCAAAAGTCCCCATCGCTTCCGTCCCCAGATGTTGGTTCTGAAGTGGAAACGGTCTTAGCAGATGAGCCCCATTTTGGTTGCTCACTGTTGATTAAGTTTACTACTGCGCCTGTTGTTGGTAAGTCTGTAACAGTAGTATTTGATGTTGTAATACTGCCAACAGCCGGTAAGGTGAAATATGTTGCGGTAACTCTTCCATTTGAATCTGTTTTCAAAACTTTTTCTTTGTTAGAATCTCCGTCTGTTGTGGCATCCGACAAAGTTATGATTTGGGAGTATACTCCGTTTTCTCCTGCTACCCAATCGTTCTCTGATACGTCATAAAACAATCTAGCATCATCTGTGTCTGTAGTTTCAACAATGATTCCAGCGTCTGCTTCCGAATTTCCTGAATTCAATTTAATGAAAGCATTTTCGATAAGATTGATTGCCGATGATAATTGTGTGTATTCTCCTGTTACACTCAAATTACCTGTAATTTTTACGTTACCTGTCACTTCTAATGGCACTGTAGGACTTGCTGTGAATATACCAATTCTAGAATTTGCCGCATCAATTTTGATAGGTGTCACTGTTGATCCACCATCATTGACCGTGAAACTCAAATCTTTGTCTTGTCTAGTTTGTGCTATCGTGATATCTCCAGAACTTGCCGTAATTGTTAGTTCTTGTTCGTCACCTATTATTACACCAGCATCTGCGTCAACAGTGATCGCTCCCACTGTGGTCTGGGCAGTGTCTTTCCTCATGAAATTACCGCCTGCTATCACACTGGCACTGGTGTTTGACGTGCCAGAGATGTTTACGTTAGATGTTGTAGTTGTTGAACCACTGAATGTGGCACCTAGTGTTGAATTAAGATTGAAACCAGCACCTATTGTGCTGAAACCTGTGATTGCCACTTGAGGAGTAAAAGATTCTTTAGATAGGATCGCTGTCCTTGTGTTGGCCACATACATTGATGAAATAACTTTGGCATTACCGCCCGAGTCATTTATGGATTCTATTTTCCAACCTGAGAGTGTTTGGCCTTTTGTGTAGACCGGACCCACTAACACCCAGGCAGAGCCTGTGTAAATGTATACCTGATCGTCATCTGTGTCGTGCCATATGTCACCGGCACTAGGTGATGTTGGTTGTGCTGACTGAGATTTAGCACCTCCGGTTGGTTTGAAACTTGTGCCATCGTATACCTTCAACTGAAGAGTCGAGGTGTCGAACCATAATTCTCCATCCAACGGAGCAGTAGGTGCCGAACTTGATGCTGAATTTTCTAGTAACTTGACGAGGTTTTCGTTTAGGCCTTCACCAAATCCCGAATATGATTTTCCGAACAACTGTAAAGAAGTGGTGTTATCCACTGTACCATCAGTGATTGTGGTGATTGCTGTGCCTCTTGTGTTGTTAATTACGTACGCCATATACCTATATTTAGTGTTTTCCTACAGATACGAAGATCACGCCCTGACCCGCAGATTTGTGGTTTTCCATAGCCTTGCCAATAATAGATCCAAGTTTTGGTTCTATTGCCTTTTTGGCGTGGCCCGCATTGTTGCCACTGGTTGTTAATAAATCTCCTTTTTCGATCATACCTTCCACTTTACAAGGCACTTTTCCCACAAGTGCGACAGCAACACCTTCTGACTTATCATTCATTAGGTAGGCTGGATTTGTGGAAACGATCCCCGCCACTCTTGTATCATTTGCGAAGTTGGATATCATGATTTCTTTTGGTCCTCCGAATATCACAACAGTGCCGGGCTGATAAGGATAATCAGATTTATAAATCTCTGCCAAGTCAGCGTACTGTGCCGATGTTGCCTTGGCGTAGACAGTGTTGTAACCCAATAAACTTGTTCCTATATCATACGTGGCGTCTGCCGCTGGTTTGATATCTTTTGATGTCAATGTGCTGTTCATCGACAATGTGTTCAAAGTGCTGGCTCCTGTGGTATCTGTTACTGCACCCGACAATGGTCCTGAAAATGCCGTTGCTCTTACTGTACCCGAGACATCAACTTTTGTGGCAGGACTTGTGGTACCAATACCAATTCTTGACGAGGCTCCGTCCAGTGTCATCACAGTGGTCGTCGTGCCACCGTCGTTTACTTTGAATGTAATATCACCGTCACTGATAACGTTTTGTATCACCACTCCCGAACCGTCCACAGTGACCTTTAGATCATTGTCCGCACCAACTGTTAGACCAGAGTCGTTTACAATACCTAAAGTACCAGTGGTGGTATCATTTGCATTAGATCTTAGATAGTTTGCCGCGGCGACACCACCTAACTTGTCCGAGTCAGTGGCTGTTCCGGCAAATTTCAAATCTGCTATTGCCGTAGAAAGTGTAATTCCTTTTGTGATGGAAGCAAATCCAGATATGGCAGATTTTGGTGTGAATGAATCTTCAGAAATTATTGCTATTAAATTTCCATCATTGTACCATTTTGTTATATTTTGATCTGCGTCTGTGGAATCCTTGATAGTTTCGTATATAAATCCGTTGTTTGTTCCTGTGGATGCCGGTGGGCCCACTAATATATTATTTGTTCCGTTGTAAAAATATAATTGTCCAGTGTCTGAATCGATCCAAATATCTCCAGCCTGTTGATTGGACGGAGCCGTAGACTGATACCTAGCACCTCCCAATGGATTGAATGTTGAACCGTTGTATACCTTGATCCTGTTATCTGCCGAGTCATACCATAACTGTCCGATAATTGGTTTGCTAGGTGCTGATGTGTTGGCAAAGTTTTCTAAGAGATGCAGAAAGTTTTCGGCAATTACTTCTCCATATCCTGCATAACCTTTACCCACAAGGCTTAGATCGGTTTGTGTGTTGATCACATTGTCTTGTACCGTGTACTGGTTTGGTGATGCCGATGAGTTTGTTTTGTTTACTGTGTATGCCATCTAGTCTATTCCGTAAATGTTGTCAAACTTTGTATTCTTATTGTGTAATCTATCTGTATCAATCTGTTCAATGATTTCTGCACCGGATGGAATATCACGTGTGTCAACAATTTGTTTGTTGTGCCATTTTCCGTTCCTTCCCAACTCTTCAAACCCAGTTCGTCAAATACATAGTCGCCATTGAAATTTGTCGTGTTATCAAATGCCGCTTGTCCTGTTGGTTCTCCATAATCCAAAGTACAGGTTACAACAATGTCTGTATATTTGTTGCCGGCTGTGTGCCTCACTTCCATTTTGTTACGTGAGGTATCTTTATTTGTTGCCGAGTTATCATCAATTACTTTGTAATATGATTGATTATATAAAGTTGCGTTTGTTCCTGTAGAGTTTGGTGTGAGGTATGTTATTATACCTGTGGGATCAACAGTTGTGCCTCCATTTCCAAAAGCCATTTCGTGAATAAATCCTGTTGATTTATTGGCCAGGCTGTTTGCTAACGCTGTACTCATGTTTTCGTAATGAATAGCGTTCCTTTTATCTACCAGTACCTCTCCCGACTCAGGATCCCAAATTTTAATGTGTCCCTGCATCATGACTCCGTTTTCTTCTCTCATCGAATCTTTTGAATCTTTTTGTTTTTCGTTGTTATCTGACTTTTCTTGCATCTCGTTGTATTTATTCAGGTGCATTTGTTGGTTCTCCTGCTATGAATCTGGCTTGGTAGGTATTGGCTTTTTGTAGTCCTTTACCATTTGCGGCAGTGGAAACACCAGCATCATACCAAACTGATCCTGTTTTTTGTATTATTTTTATTTGTACTCCCGAAGCAGGAGGTGTTATCAATGTTACATTTGCTGTGGATCCATCAACTATGTAGTTTACTGTGCTACCGTCCTCGCTTGTGAGCAACAATCGTTGGCCACCAATGAATATGTCTAACTCACTAGCGGAAGACGGAGCCGTAGTTGTGGCAAATGAAACTGTACTACCATCACCTGTATATGTTTTAGATGATATCGTATCAGCATAAGGCACCGTTTGTTGTCCAGATGCGTCTACCACGTCTGCGCCACTGGCGTGTACCTTAATTCCTGTTCCCAATGTACCACGTCTCAGTTGTCCAAGAGTGTTACCTGTTTTTGAGAAATATTCTATTCTTTCTTTGTCGACAAAAATTACGCCAGGCATATTTGCGGAAACATTTGGTTGTCCTAGTATTGTTCCGTCCTCCACCGTGATCGTGGTGCTGTCAACAAGAAGATCTTGTGTCAATTTTGTTGTGTGTGTTTTGCTAATTCTTTTATAGAATGTCCTGTTCAACATATCTTTGAATATCCTGAATCCTGTGGCACCCGTGTTGCTCTCGATAGCGAAATACATCACATCCAATCTATCAGATGTCGTTATGGTCTTGCCAAAAATTGTTATCTTGTTGTTTTCAATAGTGTAATCATTATTGGCAACTAAAAGTTCTTGATTCAGTGCCACGTATGTGTAATCACTGTTGAACGGATCTGCTGAAAGATAAAATTCTCCATTTGTTCTGCCTTCGAGCACCTCTCGCCTTTGCCTCATTCCAAAAGCATTATTGAATGTGGTGACCACAAACTTGTCTCCCTGACTCAATGAGATAGAGTCCGATGAAATTTGTGAGGTATCTATGACTAGATCGGATCCTGTGACTGTGTAGTGCTTGTCAACTTTTGTTGCTATAACAATAATGTCGCCAGATGCTGGCGCCAAAACAAAACTCACATTTTGCTGTGCGATATCAACAGTGTAATCTGTGTTGAGTAATTGTTTGCTTCCATTTTTATAAACTTCTATCTGGCTATTTGAAGTTATTGTCTTGGCAGGATCCACTGTACTGCCATCACTTAACATAGTAGACACTCCGTAGGTGAATGTTGCTGTACTGCCATCACCTGAATAATAGGTGTTATCTGGACCTCTCAATAACGAACCGTTCAGTTCTACCAATGTAAGGCCTGCGTATGGACCAATAGCGCCGGCAGGATACGTCAAAGGATAAGTCAATGTAGAACCGTCATACTCAATTTCTTGTGTTCTAACTTCCGCGTATGCTCTGCTTGTTGAATCTTGATTGAAGCCTGCTACCTGTATACTGTCACCTGAAGCAGGTGCTGATGTAAAAGACACAGTAATTTTTTTGTTCGATTCTGATGTTGTGTAGTCAGTACTAACTGTTTGAGGTACTCCATTTTTTGTAACATACAGAGTAGGTAATGCACTGTCTAATTGATATGTGTCTCGAGATGCTGTTTCAAAATCAGTTGTTGATCCATCACCTGTAAATTCATTTAACACAACATAATTTGATCCTGATACAGCAAAACTTCTAACGTTGATCACAGCACCAGTCACCGGAGTGGTTGTTAATGTTATTGTTTCATTTTCAACATCTACAGTAAAATCAGTGTTCAATGTTTGAATTGTATTGTTCACTGTTACAAAAACACCCGCTGATGTTCCGGGTTTTTGTCCAATGCTAAATGTAATAGTGCTGTCATCACCAAAATAAGTTTTATTGACTATGAACGGCACACCCGAAAGAGGTGTTGTATAAACTTTTATGTCCAGAGTATCAAATATTGAACCAGGAACGTTCTCTTCTGGAGCAAAACTTGTTTCTGGCGTGACGAAGGCATCGCCTTCTACAATTATGTCCGATGGACTTTGACCTAACACACTGCTGAAAAGACCTCCAGATAATTGAGTGTCAAGAGTCCTGTCATCTGTTGGTGTCAATACTTTATCATCATCAAATGGAATGAATTCGACTTTAACACCATTGCCTGGTGCAGAACTCAATGTAAATGAAGTTGTTGTTCCGTCACCTCTGAAAACTTCGCTGGTCTGTCTTGTTCCATCAAAGTACACTGTGTAAACTTCTGTGGTTGCTGGTGCGGTGTCAAAACTGAATGTTACTGTTGATCCATCGCCGTAGAATGTTTTGCTTCTGCTGGTTCCATAATTGTCCCATGGGTTTTCATACCAGTTCGATTTATCCCACCCTTGGTCATTAGTGAAGTCTAGTCCAGTGACCATCACTCCGCCATAATCTATTCCTTTCATCAACTGTGAAAGTTCGTTGCCTGGCATTTCTGTTGTTGGTGTGTAAAGTCCTAGTGTTCTTTCAGTTGCCGTGATATAACTTTCGTCACCACGTAATTTCTGCACACTTCCTTCGTTATCGTCGAAGTCCGTGGTTGAGGTGAATCTGTTCGTGGCACGGTAAAGTTCGTTGTTGAATCTAATCAATGTTCCATACTCGTAAACCGTATCGCTTGTCCAGTCAAGGACCGTGGCAGTTTTGCTGATCCTATCAAATTTGATTGTTGTCTGTATGTCTCTGACCTTGGCATTTCCTAATCTTACAGATGCCTTGGCCTGGTTTGTTGGTGTGCTTCCGCCACTCTCGCCGCCTGTTATCAACACAGTTGGTGTGCTGGTATATCCCGATCCCGCATTGGTCACCGAAATACTTTTGACACTGCCATCACTGACTACTGCTGTTGCTGTGGCTCCTGATCCACCTCCACCGGTTATTGTCACAGTCGGAGTCTGTGTGTAACCAGATCCGGCATTTGTAATAACTACCGATTGAACAAATCTTTTATAGTTGTCATTCCAGAACTTCCAAGGATACTGTGTAATTCTTGTAGCGTCTGCTGGTCCATCTGGATCAATACTTCTAATCTTTCCTTCGTTTGTGTCATAGAAAGCAGGATTATCAAAATCTGTGTTTATTGAATCTTGTGTATCAAGAGATGTGTATCCAAGATTATACTCTCTTACTTTAGTGTGGAAAGGTTTAACCTCATTGATGTAACTCTCAACATATGAATCTGTGCCCACAGTGTATGTTTTACGCTGATCCAAAGATCTAAAAGAGTTACGGACATTGATAAAACTAGATTTGAATAGCCAATCAACATAGTTCGATTGTTCTAAAACCTCCCTCAGAGATATGAAGAAAATGTTGTTGTATTCAATTTTCAGGTCTCCGACAAATATGTCATCTCTCAGTGCCTTCAACACATTCCTTGTTTCTATAGATGGTTCTGCGTCAAAGAAATTTTCATCAAACGTGTCGTCTCCGGCGTATCCAGTGTTAAGAACGGAATAGTCATACAGACTTGCTTCTAACTGTATCGTTCCGTTTTCTGTTCCTACGTTCTCCCAACCTTGATTGGTCTTCATGTACAACTTCCAGCCACCAGTATCTGCATTGGTCACTTTGGCGTGTTTACCTACTTCCAAATCTAGTTCATCTAGCTCATATTCGTACTTGACCTGCTTGTCTATAAATGTGTTTTCGTCGTGTGTCATCGAACCGTCGACTTTGTACCAGTCAACTAGTTTATAGTAGGTATCTGTTTTGTATGTTTGAACTCTGGTACGACTAAATGATGTTCCGTCCCATCTATAGATTGCCCAATACCCGTTTGAATTTTCATCTGCACTAACCAAGAAGTCAACGGTTCCACTGATGTCTCTGGTGTCTTTGTAAGTTAGATCAGCATATGTGTCAACTTTTTCGTCCCATAGTCCCGATTGTGCTGTGGGCTCTGGTTCTTTGCTGTCAAGATTGGTGTAAGAAATACTGTTTGCTATCTGATTTTTCTTCAACACAGAATTGGTATATGTTATGATCTCTTTGAGAGGTCTGAACCTATCAACGTACCAACTCTGCCTTGGTCTCAAATTGTTTCCGTAACGTTGGTTTACCGGAAGGTCGATGTCAGGCACACTGTCTCCCGCTTCGTTCTTGCCTACCAGGCTGTTCCACCATCTAGTTTCTATTTCTAGATTAGGCCTGTCGTCCTTGTTGCCTTCCTGCACTATCTTCCAGACAGCATTTGATTCTGCCTCACTCAAATTTTCTTTGTAATCTATGTTCAAGATAATATTATCATTGAACAAGATGTTTTTTACATTGAATGTCAGCAATTTGTTGGTGTCTGTGATAGCATAAAACTTTTTGCCTGAAGTTAACGGGTCTCTTATAATGTTGCTTACAAAAGAAGTTGTGTTCTTCCTGACCACTGATGATTTATTTGGATCCGGTAGATTGACACTGTTCTTGACCCAAAAATAATAATAATTGACCAATGTGTCAATTTTAGAATCATATTTTTGTTTTATACTGTACACAGTGTCATCTGAATTCAGAGGCTGACCTGATATGTTCTGTGCCAATCCTTGAGGTGTGTCTGCCAATATGGCCCATTGCGAAGGCAGTATAGTTGATTCTGTCCATTCGTACACATCTATTTGCGACCCAGGAAAAATTTTACCCCAGTTCTTGGTCCTATATTCTTGGGAGCCTTGCTCATACCATAACCATTTTACTGTAGATAGGTCCCACCACACTTCACCGATGTGATCGTCTGTCCATGATATCGAATCATTGACATTATTGGTTTCACCTCCCACATTGTACACAGCAGGATCCCATTCGGACTTAACATTTATTTCTCTATCTGCTATTCCCAATATGTTTCCTTTCACAGGATCATACAAATCCAAGTAATCTATAATTTGGCTTTTGGCTTTGTCGAAAACGAATGCCGATGTTAATTTCCTGTCGTCGATTAAATTTTGTTCAGTTACTATAGGTTTCCAGGCATAGACTCCTAGTTCGTTAAGATCAAAACTAGACACCGTTCCGTCGTTGCTTACTCCACTGTCGCTATCGTCTGACGGTGATCCGGCGAACACACATCCGTCTATGGCAAAAACAGATTTTCCAAATTCATCATTTGCTGTGACCTTTGCTGTGACCAACTTGTCATCTATCACATAGTCTGTGTCATACATCGTGGCTGTGAACACACCGCCCGATTCTTTGTTGATGTCAACAATGTGAGTGTCTTGTAAGTCGAAAGTGGTCGCACCGTTGTCAAATTTCATGTTTCTTTTTGTATTGAATTTACTAGCGCCAATTATAATCCTACTGCTGTCAGGAGTGATATCGATTGACGTTCCGAATTTCATGTTAGTCTGTGTTTCGGGAGCATTCAGGGTCTGTTGTAATGTATATGTGTTCGTAGAACCATCGGCGTTCCATTTGTAATAGTAAACAACACCCGCATCGTCTTGTAGATCGTTGTCAAAACCAGGAGCAGTTATCAAAAGTTTGGTTCCGTCTCTGCTCATGGCAAGGTCAAAACCGAACTGATTGTTCTGACTGCTACCGTCCGAACTGACCGCTGTCAATGTTTGCCTATGTGTCCAGGTGTTCTGTGTGCTACCATCATTGCTCGTGCCACCTCTTGTGAAAATTTCTACCTTGCCGGCTGTGCCAGACGAAACCGATGCTACTGCTAAGATATCACCATTATCATTCACTGCGATCTTGTTTCCAAAACGTTTGCCAGAACCTGGATCGTTACTTGTTATAGTAACATCCTGAGTCCAGGTATCATATGTTGAACCATCATTTCCTGTACCCCACGTGTACATATAAACTGCACCTGAATCTGAAGTCTTGCCCGGAGCACTCACAAAAAGGTATTTCTGTTGTGTGGAACGGGTGCTGTTGGCTCCCGGTTCTGCCATGGCAATGTCCCAACCAAAATTCTGTCCTGTTTCATCCGAAGGCGGTGTTATAGTGTTAAGTTGTGCGTAATTCTTTGCTGTGGTGTTCCACAGATAAGTTTTGACCAGACCCGAGTCGGAGAACCTTGTGCTTCCGTCTAGACCAATAGTGTTTGTATATGGCGCTCCTGCCATAATGAAGTTTTCATCTGTGCTTATCCTTAAACTCTCACCCAGTCTGCTGGTGTTATCGTTGTTGTCTGTCATGGTCAGAGACGATTGTATCTGAAAAGCGTCACCGGGAATATTGTCTCTCCTAAATAAGAAATGAATTGTTCCTTGTCCTGTATTAGGTGCACTGATTGCCATAAATCTTCCATCATTTCTTGCCACAACTTTGTATCCAAATTCTTGGTCATTTGTTGTCGAAGGACTTTCGATTACTTTTAATGTATATGGATCACACTTTTCATATATCGACCATTTGCTGTTGCCGTTATTGTCTACAAAAACTCTGTCACCGTTTACTGAGTTCAAATCGTCTTTGTCTTGGTATTCGCTATAGCTCAACAAAGAGTTCACGTTGTTCATTGACGACAACCTTACTGAAACAAATTTGTACACATTGCCATATGAGTCCAAAGTCGATCCGTCTGCCAGCGTGCCAAATGTTTGTATTCCTGTTTCTTCAAAATCAAAAACAATATTTTTATGGTCTGGAACCGAAGTTATTTTGTATACTCCGTTAAGTTCTGTGAACTGACTGTTACTGATCAGTACAAAATCGTTTTTGCTGAAGCCATGGCTGTCACTGAAGGTCAATCTCAATTCGGTCTGATTATTCAAAGGTTGTATAGAAATAATGTTGACGCCTGTGTTTGTGATTCGTTGCACGTCCCAATCTGTGTTTTCTTTTTTAGCAATCCATATTAGATCGTTGTTTGATATTCTATTGACATCTAAATTCAACAAGTCATTGATATTGAATGCTGTGTGCTGTACATCTTCCTGTCTGGCATATCCGGCAGTTTTATATTTTTGAACAACATCGCTGTCAAACCCTTCTTTGGTATAATCGTATTGAGCAAAGGTTGTTCCTGCTGTGTAATCTATTGGTTTTTGATAAAAATTTTCTTTCAATACAACAGCAGATCTGGCAAAATTTTTACTTTCCGTATCCGAATCTAAAAGTTCGATTGATTGAGTGTTGTAAAGGAATTTGTTGTCATCCATTTCAAACTGTATTGATTTTTTATTATCAACATTTCCTATTTCGCCGGTCTTGATCATCCATTCAGGATAGATGTCTAAACTGATATTTTCGCCATTGAACTGTGCTTTGACCAATTTGTCTATGGCATTAAGAGTTCCTTTTTCTCTTATAAAGCCTTGATAAAATTTATATTGCGTAACATCATTGACAAAAAGGTTTTCTAAATAATCTCGAGATTGATAGCCTATCAAATGTTGGGCGAGTGTTTGTTGTGACTCATCAAAATTGTTTGTTTCCAAATTATAGAAATCGTTGAACTGCGAAATTTTGTAGTCGAAATTTGGTATCAACTGAGCATTTGGTTTCTCTTTTTTGATTTGCCAATTTTCGTTCTCGAAACTGTCTCTACTGTTGTGGTTAACTTTTGCTACATAGAAATTATTTTGGTACTCTACTGTGTCTCCAATATTGTAATCTTTGTTGTTTGTCCATAAATTTACTTTCGCCTCATCAAAAACAAATCCCGGAGAATAATAATCACCGTTCCAGTCTCCGGTCTTCCATCCTACCAATTTCAATCTCTGCTGTCTGAAACCCGTGGCAGGATCGTATATGATATCACTGAACACAGTTTTATTGTCAAAAAGTATTAGGTGTTCTTTCTGCACAGCATTCATTACAATATTGAATATGCCTTGTTCAACGTTGGTTGATTTTATCTCGAAATTTGTTCCTACTCGTTTAGTGCTGATATCTTTTGTTGATAGATTCCTTCCTTGCGAATCAAGGACTGTGTACTCGCCTACTAAATTATTCAACTTGTTGACCACAGAATTTTTTGTGGTAACACTAAAACCATCTGCTCCAGCGGACATTGTAATAGCCGAACCTGCCGCCCACCCCTGTGTGGTCCAGTATAAAAATTCTCTAGCGGATGTTTTCCATTCATTTACTTCTTTCAATTCTCTGCTATATGACTCAAACGCAAATCCTCGACTTTTCAAATATGCCTCATATCCAAGCAAGAAATCAACCACGTCCTGTTTGGTTTTCAAGACAGATCCGTAAGTTAGTTGCTTTGCGGTAGTATCAAAGGTGTTATAGAATATTGCCTCTGTACTTCCTATAACAAATTTTGTGCTGTTGCTGTTCTTGATGGGAGAAAAATATTGGAAATATGGTCTTAATTTATTGTAACCTATCACTTTGTATCCACCAACTAAAGTTGACCCATCGTCTGCAATATCAGTGTTCGCTTCGATCAAGACACCCGAATAATCAAATCTGTCAACAGGGTTCGAGGTTCTAAATATTATTTTGTAATTTTCGTCTGGCACGAACTGTGACCCACTAGTGGAAGCAGGAGACACCGAATCGGTCAAAATCTTTATATTTTCTTTGTCTGTGAATCCTCCTAGTTTGTAGGACAACTGGACATTCAAATTTTTCATTTTGTCGTAAAAGAAAACAGCAGGATCCAAATTATTTTTTATGAGATAGTTCACAACAAAAGGTTGATAACCCGCTGTCTGATATCTTGTTGTGATCCCCGTTACAGTATCGGTAACTGTTTCAAGGTGGTATCTGCTAGTGGATAATCTTTGTCTTATTCCTGTTCGAGAGTCTACTAGGTTTCCAGCGGTGTTAGTGCTCAGTGCTGAATTGTCCAAATACTGCCCAAAGAATTGTGCTGGTTTTGTAAGAGCCAACATCCTCATCACAGCAAAAGGATATTGAGCACTTCTCCTCCAGGCTGTCTCGCCCGGACCTTGGTCTCCAAATACCCAACTTTTCCTAATGCCTATAGCATCATATGATTGTAAAAGTTTTGCTTTTATAGGATTTAAAAGATTGCCGTTTTCGTCTACGGGAATGTAATTTGTCAAACCTTCACGTATATAACGTTCCTTGGTTGTTTGAGTATGCTTGTCAAACCCTGCCTCTAGATCTTGCCACATCACAGTATTTCCTGCAGAATATGGCGCCGGGCCGTAGTTTGTTTCCCACGAAGAAGGTTTTTCTGAATACCCTAACATCTCCCATGGATGAGTATGCGGCCTATCTGTGTCATAAAAATATTTAAAAATGCCTCTCCAATGTCCCGGAAGGAATTCATTTGCCAAAGAACTCTTTGCTGTAGAATAATTGTAAGTGAAAGGATCACCGTCAACAAAGTTCTGTTTCTGATATTGTACGGCATTTATTCCTGCCCAATTGTAAAAATCCAAGGCAAGAATACTATCGACTTCGTTGTTGCTGTATTCTGTTTCGGTAAAGGCGGATGGTTTGACATCGCTCTCATCTAACAGAGTCGGGTCGTGCTCTACTTTTATATTGTTGTAAATTCTTTTTTCAAATTCTAATAGCAAGTCGTCTCTGTAGTCACCATAGGCAATAGTCCTCGAACCGTCGTGACCGATGATCACATTCTTTGTGGTTGTGTAGGTGTTGTCGCTAACCAACTCAGGTTTGTATTTTGGATACATACCCATTTTTGTAGGAGTAGGTGGAACAAAACTTGCGGTTGTGTCTGCATAATCCTTTATCACTATCTTGTCACCCACAGCGAGCGTGGTCGTGATGTTTATGCTATCGTCGGTTGTGTCAAAAGTAAAGTCATGATCCCTGACCAACTGTGTGTCATTCAAGTAAACATACACTGCCCTGTTGGAAAGTGATGTCACATCAAACTGGCTGTCTATCGCATAATCCACTTCTGACGAATCCTGCACCGTGTACGTTCTAACAGATACGTTTTCGCCATACCCCATCATGTCTTCATAAAAGAATGGAAAGGTATTATTTTTATTTTCTTTAAGTTTTTCAATTATTTCATCTAGTCTTTGTGATATGGTTCCGTCATAATCGGTTCCAACCTGATAATTCAAAATACTTTCTTTGAATTTTTGATATGATGAACTACAATAATCCAAGGCACTGATAAAATTGCTAGGTGTATCTATCAAACTGAACAGAGCATTTGTCAAAGGTGACGAATGCTGAATAATTGTTCCACCCTTTAGTCTTACATCTGGCAAATCTCTTAGGTTGGTGTTTCCCGGAAACTCCGCGCCAACTATATCAATATTTTTCTCATGAATGTCATGCAGATGATTTAGTATCTGTCCGTATGTCAATTCATCAAGACTTGCGTTCAAAGGATTAGTAGAAAGGTTTTCGGGCACCTCGTATACACCCTTGCCTGATAATTTTTTTGAATTACTATGTGTCGTAATTTTTACTAGATTGCCAACCGCAAGTGCTTTAGTAAATTTAACATATTTGTTGACAGTTCCATCGACTAGTGTGTAGTCTGTGTTTAGATCTTTTCTTTGATGGTCGACATCAACACTGACTTCCAGGTCGGTCAATGTTTTGCTGTCTTTGTAAACGTCAATAGCAAAAAGTTGTTTTTCATCCGCTGTGACATCATATGTTCTTATCACCCGTTGTTTACTTTGTTCCGATCTTTTTATCCATCCATTTTTGCTGTTGTGAGTTGTCAGTCCTGTCGTATAGTGTAAGTGCCCGGATCCAAGAAATTTGCTTACAAACTGGTCACCACTTTTATATTTGAATGTACCTGATAGAAGATCAGATGTAAAAACAATATCACCCACATTCTGCACTGTGTTGTATTTTACCCTCAATCCCAACACTGTGTCTAATGGTGCCGAATCAGAAATTTTATATTCAAAAACCTTGGCTCCAATGAAATCACTGTTTGGATATGTTGTTGAATTATCAAACGAAATGTGAGAATTATCAAACATACCAAACAACGGTTGTTGATTCAGTTTTGTTTTTTCCTGTCCAGTGGCCCACTCGGTTGTAGCAGACTTGTAATAGAATGTTTTTCCTTGATTCACAGTACCAAATTCTACAAACACATTGTCACCATTTGTTGGTGTACCATCTGACTCTAAAGTAAGATTGATTACACTTGTGGAGTTGAATGTAACAAAATTCACTTTGTAAATTTTATTTTTATATTGGCTGTCTGGATCTGCTGTGAACAAAACTCGCATTCCGTCTGTGAGGGTGATGCCATCCACAATGTAACCTGTGTTGTTTACGATTGTAGACCCAACATCTGTTGTCACAGAATCAATAACTGTTACACTGTTCTTGGCAACTACTCCATGGTCATACAAAGAGAGTCCAGAATCAAATTCAATTATGGGTCTCTTGGCCCTGTTTTGTTCCAGAAGGTCCAGTTCCAGGCCGTTAATGGTCGCTGTGTCTTCTATCATTGCTCTATGGAACCATCGATTGTACCTGCTCCAGGCATTGCCGTCTATGCTATCTCTTTTGATAGTGATGTAATCAGGATCGGTTGGCCTATAAAATGCAATCGAATAAGGTCGAGAATCATAGGCGCTCTCGTCGTACAATGTTGTTGTCTCTTCTGCATAGGATTCTGGTGTTATCAATTTGGTCGTGTCGGTTAATGTAATTTTTTCTCCAACACCCTCGACATAAAATTCTTTGTTAGCGTAGGTTTCTGTGTCTAAGACATTGTTGCCAAATTTGATCTTCATTCCATTGGACAATGCTGTGCCGCCGCTGAAAGTATAATTTTTAAGATTTACTATCTGCTCTGCTACATCTATCTTGGTTGCATCATTGATATCCTTAATTTTTATGATGCCGTTCATGGCAGAATGAGAACCACACTGATAATGTAGTGTATCTGGAGCATTTTCCGGAACCACAAAAGTTAAAGTGCCTTTTTTTACCCCATTGTTTGTAACACCATTATCATACAGCACACTTGTTGAGCCATCGACAGCAATACCTGTCTTGAATGGTTCCGTCATGATGTAAAAAGGATGAGATGTGGTATCTTTGACAAATTTGTAAGTGTTTCCTCTGTAAAGTGTTATCTGGGGATTGTCGGTGTTGCCGTGTGTTCCAAATCTGTATGATGTCGAACCGTTGGCAGTGACATCTATCTCATAACTGATACCTGGTCCTATCGTTGACACAAGGATAGGATTTGGACCTTCTGGCAACCAATAGTATTCTCTATAATTGATCAACTTATCTAGGTCGACCGCAGAGTTCCAACTGTATACATCTTCTTTGGTCAATCTGTCATGGTTGTCAACTATACCGCCTAGGTATTCGATTTGATTGATAAAGTCATCATAAGTTGCTGTAAATTTTACTCTATCTTCAGGATTCACACTGCTTGTATCTTTGTCGATATACGTGACAGTAGGTTCTAATTGATAATTTTTCCTTAGTTCACTTGTGGCACTTACGTATTTGTCAGCACTTTGTCTTGTGTAAGCATATGGCCTTCCAATATAACCGTCTAACCTTTGTAGATTGCCTTTCTGGACCAAAGGATCAAGTGTGCTTGATAAAAATCGTTGGTTGGCATCTGTCCTGTAGTAGGCAGGTAGATGAGCCACTGTTCTTCTGTAGTTCCTACCCTCTTTGTCTGTGACTACTTCTAGATTTCTTGATGATTTGTTATCTTCCGCCATCTTTAGTATCCTGTACCACTACTGCCGGAACTGGAGTTGCTTCCAGAACCGTATGTTGTCGAGGTAACCGATGATACTGCCGATGATGATCTTGTTGTGTTTGTTATTGACGTGGTCGATGTTACAACTGTTCCAGAAGCCTCTAGTTGGTTGGCTCCTAGAGCATCTATGATTGTAACATCATCAACGGTGGCCCCACTGATGAAAATTTCGTCTGATGCTGAACTGATTTGGAACAGAGAACCAAATCCTTGTCCTGATTGATTAGGCACGATGACCACCGTGAGTAGGTCTGGTGCCAATTGATTGTGTATGTAAGCCGCAAGTTCCGTAAAATAGAAAGTGTCACCAAAGTTCCAATTTTCTAAGGCAAAAAATCTATTGATTGCCTGAATGACTTTTGTTTTGATTATTGCATTGCTTACATTTGTTTCGGGATTTTTGACAACCTTGAATGTTGACTGTAATTCTTCGTTGGCATTTGTGCCAAATAAGATTTTATATTTTACCGGACGGTATATAATTTGATCACTCAAACTTTTTACAGGATTAAGTTTGCTTCCATAACTTATTCTCAACTGATCACTTGTGCTTGGTGTAGGCCGTGTTCCACCTTCAGAAAGCCAATTTCTAAAATTGATATCATAAGTTCTTTCCAACATGAAAATATCTATCACGTTGCTTACACTTGGATCTATTCTCGATCCTTGCCCTGCATGATGCTTGTACTGGAAATCGATAGTAGATCTACCAGATCTGGCAATATAGTCTGTGGTTGTGTTTAAAGTTTGTGTGGACGAATCATATTTTTTGATCACGTCTTCGCTGGGATCTCTAAAATAAAAAAGTTGGCCATTTTCGTATGTTCCGGGTAAAGTTATATCTGACTCATTTGCTGTCACAATAAAATTAGTAGAAGCGTAAGGTCTGAATCTTTCTATGTTGTTGTAAGACAAATATTTTTCAAAGAACACATACTTTGTGTTGGGAGATGTTGTGGGTTCAACAATAATATCAAAAATTTCAGGATTATCTACAACGCCATCGTCGTCGCTATCGAAAAAGCCAACTTCAACTTTTCTATTGTCCTGGTAACCGTCTGCTTCTTGTATGGTGTTTACAACTTGCCAATATATAGGATACCCTACAGATGTTGAACTTGATAATATCAAATTATTTTTTAATATTTTTACAAAATCTTTTACTAATCTTCCAGTTTTATAATCATAGATTCTTTCATCTATATCGTAATGAAATTTGTTTTGACCTTCTGATTCGAAAATATATTTCAAAGATCTGTACTCAACTGTGTATGTATTTCCGTCATTTGTAAATTTAAACCACCAACTGGCGTCCAAACTAGTTTCGGAAGTGTCGCCCTCGTTGTCGAGACTGAAATCATCTGAGGTGTTCAAGTTGGATGATGTGATCACCTTCCATTCTGTGTTTTCTGAATCAAATCTCAAACCAAATGTCTCATACGCTTCTATTCTATTTTGTATGTCTTGCTTCAACGCTGTGGTGAATGTGTTAAGGAAAGGTGGTATGACCGCATTTGCCACGGCGTTTGCTGGAATAATATTCGCTAAAGTAACCGGACCAACCCCTGACTCTAGATTTCCAACTCCGCCATTTGCTCCGTCTGCCACTACCGAAGTAACTTTGGCCCATGACCTATCTTCTGCATTGTCTGTGCCACTGGTGACCAACTTGCCGTTTAAAAATTTTCTTGTATCTGGCGAAGTGAATTTCACCAAAGATCCAGGTTTTACATACTGCAGATTGCTTGTGCTGAATTCCCCAAGAACCAGAGGCCCGCCTGCATTAAAATAACCTGTGTTTGTATTTGTTCCGGTTGTTGTGCTTACCCAACTCGCAGTAAGGCTTGATAAATCTTTTGCATCATATTTCAAGTAATAGAATTGCCTCGAATACGCATTTTTTAATTTTGCCTCAACGCTGGTGTTTATTGTGTTGAGAATATCATTCCTGTTTGTGAAAGTAAAAGTAAAAGTAGGTGATGTTTCTTCTCTGTAAACTATGCCATCTTCAGCAATAGTGCTTACCTGAGAATATGCACCAGTTGGATCAATGATATCCTTGGCCCTGGAAATGCCAGATGCTGTTCTGTTCACTGATTTTATTTTCACTATTTCCTGGGATGCACCCAAAGGAACTATGTTGTAATCCTCTGCCGTAATCATTCTATTCTGTGAATAATAAACCTGAGGTGCCTTCTCCCTGATAGAATCGTTTGATTCTGTGGCCGATGAATTATACACTGATTGTTTCAGGCTGACACTTATTGTTGCCACCTGACTGCCACCATTTTTGTCAAGATACGGAAGATCTATTTGAACGTTTTGTATGTCTGTTGCCTGGATAGAATACTTTTCGTTGTCGCTAACTCTGTGGTACACCCTAAAAGCACCCGATGGCAAGTTAGCAAAATTGCCATCACCGAAGACCAAATCAACTGCGTCGTTATTTTTCGTAATGACATTGTAAACATCTCTTTCGCTTTTAGACAAACTGTTGTATATTGTGTTGTTTCCGGCAACGCTCGGAACCTTGGTCCATAATTTTGAAACCTGATTGAGGTTGTCAAGACTGTATAACCAAACATCTGTGTCATTGATGCCATTGACATTGATGTTCTGCACAAAATTTGTAATGCCTTGTTCGATAGAAAATTCGGTGTTTGTCAATCCTCCCTGTTTGAACAACACAAAGAAGCCTGTATTATTCGAACTGTCTCCTGCGCCATCTGTTCTGTATAGATAACTGAAACCATCACCCGGTAGAGGTGCCTTTTCATATATAGATTCGCTCGAAGATACAGTTGCGGGCACAACTTCGAAATTTCTAGTTACTCCGTTGACCGGTTTTATGAATTTGAAAATTGGAAGGTCTGTATTGATACTGTTGGATGTGTATACTTCAGTAGTGATACCACCAATTATGGCCGACTCCAAAGGCTTTCCGAATTTTTGATCTGTAAAATTTAATGCGTTGAAAATGCTGATAAACTGTTCTCTGTAATTGGCATTTGTTGGATCATTCCATACCACTGTGGTATTGGCTAAATTAGTGCCTGACGAATCTGTCACTGTTTCTGTTGTTGAAACAGAATCTATCTTTAACAAACCAGATGCACACTGGTTCCTACGAGCATTGTAATTTATAAGTCTTGCCAATCTTAATACAGAATTTCGTCTTTCTGCGGTTTCTAAAAAATTTTCTCTGGCATTCAAATCAACTCTGAACGATAGGGACTGTGCCACATAGGCTATCAGATCGATCAGGGCAACATATTCAGAACTCTCAACAAAATCATTGAAATCATCTGGATAGTTTTCCTTGATGTAGGACACCATGGTCCTTCTTATGGTCTCAAAATCGTATGATTTGAAATCTGCTTTTTGAAACGCCTGATAGATCTTACGCCAATCTTCTGCAATCAATAATCTATTTTGTCTATCTGTAGTGGCCATTATGTATAATGTAGATATTTATATGATTATAAATGTGCGTATATTAAGATAGACGTATCGTGCTATTTTGATCAAAATCTAACTGTAACTTTTCGGTGATATTGTAAGGAAGATAACTGATTGTGGCCTGTATTGATATGCCATGATCTTCTTCGGATACCAATATTTCTTCTGTGTTGATCCTGGGATCGGCGTTTAAATTTCTGGTGATATCATCGGCTATGGCCTGTCTGAGATCCTCGGTCAGAGGTTCAAACAGTACATCATATATTATAGTGCCAAATTCGGGGTTTTCCACACGCTCTCCCTTACGAACACTCAAACGGTTCAACAAGTTTTGTTTGACCAATTCAAAATCATACAGTTTGTAATTGGTCCTTGACGCCTGACTGCTAAAACCTTTGAATGTTTTGGATTTTGGTATTGTGTTTTTTCCTGTGTCTGCCATTTTTAGTTCAATCTCCTAAACTCAACATCTGTTTTACTATAGTCTACTTTATAGTATCCTGTATCAGTCATTACACTTGCCCATGGAACCTCTTGTGCCATTACGCCCTGATACGTTCCAGGCTGTTGTTTGTATTTAAACTGATAGATGTTAATTCCACGTGGTGATTTTCCAACAAGTGTAATTTCTTCTTTTAACCTTTTGTCGCTCCATTTAGAGAAAAAGCCTCCAACCGCTGATGTAACAGATGCAAAAGTTTTTCCTATATTTGTGCCAAGGGTGCTGACCATTGATTTGACATTTGTGACCGCAGTCACTTTGCCTCCCATGATATTCTTGTAAGTGTTTTGTACAAATGAAGCACCTTTTGAATATATTTCTAATTGTGATTTTCCTGTTATGGCACTTGCTACTTCTACACCTTTGGCTCCGATCTGCAGACCTGTGTTCACGGCATTGTACGCTTTATTGAATTTGCTAGAGTTGGATCTGAGTATTCCTAGTCCGGCCTGTGTGAGTCCAATTTTGTCAATTTTGCCTGCACCTGCGGCTGTGTCAACGAAACTCAAAGCAGTATCTGGAATTCCCGCATTGTCCTGGAATATTCCTGCGATGGTGCTTGTCGACGACGTGGGAGACGAAAGGCTCTCAATCACCTTGCTGGCAGTGTTGCTGACTTTCTGAGAAAGATTTCCTGCCGTGAAAAGCACACCGGAATCTTTGACAAATATTTGGTCTTTCAAAGTTTTGGATACCTCGCCTTTTATCGAACTTATGGTCTGGTCGATGGCATCGTTTACTCCTGCCGTTATCGGAGACATGGGATTGTTGGTCACACTATAAAGTGTATTGTAACTGTTTGTGAAATCGTCGGCGGCTTTTTGTATTTTTGCTATGGTGCCCACACTGGTTGATTTTTTTGAAATTTTGCTTGTGGCAGAATCTACTGTTCCTAATCCTATGCTTTCGAGGTGCGCCTGGAGATCTGCCTGGAACTGTCCTATCCTGATTGTGGGATTTTCGCTGGTTCTATTTCTCTGAGCGATAAATTCTGCTGTGCCAGGAATTTTGTCATTTAGGCTTGGCCCCAATCCAACGAATGAAACAATTTTATCGTAGTGATAAGGAAAAGGTTCGTGCGTTGGCACTCTCATACCCGACATTGAAACGTTTCCTTCCACAGTCACTTCCAATGGACCTGCTTGATATTTTTCCATTGGGTTGACATCTGGCACGAACACGTGTCGCGTTCCTGTTCCAAACGGATTTGTATCTGTGGCATTTGTCCTTTCAAGGTTATTGAAAAGACTAGAATTGGTTCCAATACTGTTGAAATGCACCTGACCACCCGTCAAGTGATGTTGGCCTGATGCCATGTGTATCTGTTGTTGTCCTGCGTAACTCAATATAGAGCCGTTGGGTGCTTTTTCAGTGATGCTACCTGTGGTTGCCTGTAACTGAATGTCTGTGTCTGAGTATTGCTGTATCGCTCCGCCGTCTATAACCATTTTGTTCAGAGAACGTAATTTTATCTGATTCCTGGCAAACATATTGATGTCAGAATCACTGTGAAGATTTAGATCTCCGCCTGCCCTGATGTTTACCGAGTTTCCGGCGTATATGTCAATTGCTCCGTTGGCGGAAAATTCCATCCAAACATTTCCTGATCCATTTGCTAGATATACAACACCGGCCGAGTCATTCAAAAGCAATTGATGTCCTGAAGCACTTCTCATCCTGACTAGTTGATTTTCTCCGGCACTGTCACCATCGTCCATGACGAAAGTGTGACCAGTCAGTCTATCCACTATCTCCTGCTTGATCGAATCAACACCGCCTATTTTTCGTTTTTTGCCTCGCGGGTCTTTCCTTCCCGGTGTGCTTATTCCGTAGACCTGGCTTGGAGATTCTCTTCTGGCGCTAGATGTGGTTGTTCCCCTGACCGCGTCCTGTATAAGTCCTTCCTGCCTTAATGTTTCAGCGAAAGGATGCACAGGCTGTTTGATGTTGCCGGGGGAGTCCGCCAAAAGACGTGTGTTGATTTCTCCGGCCGGAACCTTGTCTGTGCCATACAAGTCTTCTTTGGATAATTGAAAATCACCCATGGCATCAACTTGCGTATTGGTGGATGCCGCTATTCCAGGAGTCATAAAATTGTTGTTTGGTTCTGGTATACACCCTATCCAGTAGGCCTGGCTGGCGTCGCCCTCGACGAATAAAACCATGACTCTGGTTCCCACATCTGGTGGTACCATCCACATTCCATATGAGTGCCTGGATTGGCTGTAACTACCGGGTGCATCACTGTTGTTATAACTGCCTTCTGTGTGTTCGGCACCTTTGGTTCCATAAAAAGGAGTCATATATCTGCATATAACTTCGTGCGATTGGTAGGTTTTTGTTGTTCCCACCGATGCTTCTATTATTATCGCTATTCTACCCAATCTTTCTGGGTCTCTGTTATTTGTAACCAACCCCACATAAGGACCAGAGTTTTTTTCCACCATCTTCTGTAACTGAAGACTTGGTTTAATTGTTGAAAAATCTCCGAATTGAGTTGACATATGAATTACTTACTAAAAAATTTTTTAATTTTTTGGGTTATTGAGTTGAAAAGATCACGTATGCTAGGTCCTTCGGGAATCTCGCTATCGTCCACGATGCCCCGCCATGCGTCTAAATATTTGTCTTTGCTGGTTGGTACGTTACCAAAATTAGTTTTAGTAAACTCGTCTGGCAATGGATCTTTGACCTTGATTCCTTGGTTCCTAAATCTTGCCATGTGAAGCATTTGTCTAAATTGTCCCCTATCAAATATATTTTCTATTCTAAAAATCCTGTACAACCCACTGAACGGTATTCTGTCTCCCTGATTCAATTTGTAAGTACCTGATTCGCTGTCTATGTCGACAGGAAATCTAAAGTCCAGTGCCACATATGGTTCTGCCATGTTCAAATTATAACTTTGAGAATTTTCATCGAACGCATTGTATGACCCATCGTTTACGCTTCTGTTTTTGTTGTTCCATACTCCCGGTCCAGAAAGATCATTTATGCTTGGTGTAAGCAAGGGTGCGAATTGGTTGTTACTTAGATAGACAGGATCACCCAATATTTCCATCTCTATCTTGACCATGTCACCTTCGGGGTTACTGAATGCATCCTGGAATTGTACTAAACTTTCATTTACTCCCGACACTCCTGTTCCTGCTGTTTTTCCTCCGCCGGGATATGCGGCATTTGGCAAGTCGGGTTCAACATTTTCTGTGTCATCGGACAAGTTTCCCGTCTGTCCCGATCCTGGCTTGACCACTGTGGCGTACTGTTGCGGAGCAAGTGCCTTGTATCTCGGATTGTAGTATGCCACATTGTATCTTAAATTTAGATTTAATATTTCTGTATTTTCTCCAGTGAAAACATATTGATATTTTTTCCTTGCTAAAAATTTGTTATTGATAGCAACAAAGTTCCTAAATTTAGAATGCAGACCAGGCTGTGTGTAATTCAAAATGTGTATTTTGATCGGCTCAATATGGAAATGAATTATTTTTGAATGCTGTTTTGTTTTTATGTCTATTGTTGATTTTTGTTTTAGGTTTGTAGTGACCTTGAAATACCTGACATAAAATTTGTCCTCATTATCCATTATAAATTTTGCTTTGGCCTCTTCGCTTACTAATTTGTCAATGGTGTCACCTAGTTCACCGTTTGCCTTGACTGCCCAATCTCTCAATCTTTCTTTATCATTGTTGTATGGTGGTATCAATTTCATTACTTCGATAAGATGCTGACTAATACCCGTGCCCTTGTCGATGGTCGCTAATCTGTTGGCCAGTTGTTTGTTTGTGTTAAATTTTTTTTCATCTGCATTGTTTTCGGTCAAAGAGTCGTCGTCTACATCTGTGGGTGAAAGTCTCGTGTAATTGATGTTGCTGGCTTTGTCAATAACAAAACTTGCGTCTAGTGTGGGATCGCAGGTCACCAAATACTGGTCTGCTGTGTCTGGTCCAAATTGTTTCTGGTCTATTTCAATTTTTATCATTTCATTAAGTGCTTTTGTTAGGTCTTTGCAGTAATCGGAAAGTTTGCCCCCACTTTTGATGTCAACACTAATGGGACTTCTTGTGTAATTGAATCTATTCATGAATGCGTATTCGTTGATAGGCACGGCATTCACGTTGTATTGTGCGCCTCCTTGATTGACGTCGATCTGCATCTGGGTTATATGAATCGGTATTGAACGTTTAAGGTTATCGCCGTTGACCAAAGGTTTTCCGTGACTGTCGTACCCTTTGTATTCCACTGTCAACAGGAACGGTGCTGTCACGTGATCCTTGAATCCCGAAGCGTTTGCGGCGCCTCTGACCTTTGTCACTAGGCTGAGACCATATGGTTCTGCGATGCTCATTTCAATATTTGTCACTGACGTAAATTGCCTTGATGGGTCGGCAACAGGCACTGTTGTGATATTACAGGTTTCAATAAAAAAATCATGAGCCCTTGTAAGGACTGATTTGGCAAAGTCAGTAATCTGTCTCTGTTCTACTGTTCTTGCCGATGCGTCGCTGGTCATGGCATCCGAGTTCTCGTTGACCTGTGCTTCTGGAAAAATGCTGTTAGACTGATCAATAAAGTTTAGACTGCCATTTATACCACCGGTCCTTGCTATTACATTCCTGGGCCTGTATCCTCCCTTCAAATAGGCCACCGACTCCAGTTCTTCTCTGGTCAGGGCACTCAGGGTGAATATGCTGGAAAAACTAGAAAAACGTGCCAGCGGATTGTCGTAATTTATTTTTGCTCTTTGTTGTGTCGAATCTACTTTTACAACTGTCTTGCTCGAGAAAGCATTTTCGTTGAAAGTATTGATTTCTTCTTGAATCTTGATCTTTTGTTGATCTTTTATTTTCTGTCTTTTTTCGTAACGTGTAACCATGACATCTTATATTCCCAGATCGTCTTTTAGACTAGACAATTTTGGCAGTTGTATGGTCACTCCTGGAGAGAAGTCATATATGGGATCTTCTATCTCGTCTGGATTCCTTTGTGCAAAAACCCACCACAATCTCGGAGATCCATACAAGTCATATGCCAACAAGTCCGGCCTGTAAGCATAAATTCTGTCTATGGTATAACTGACGTCGTCGTCTCTCGCAGTTATTGGTCTAGGAACAAAAAAATCTAAATTTAAATTGTTCTGTGGCGTGACAGCGTACGGTGAGGTATTGCTATACTTTGCCATTAAATGAATCCTATTTGTTCTATGTTGTTTCCAGAATCTTTACCTGTAAGTTTTCCATTTGCGAACTCCTGCAGACTGAATCCTTTTACTGCTTCCCTGCTGTAGATAGGTTGTATCTGCACTGTGAAGATGCTAGAAGTTGGTGCCCAGGTTTCTGGAATCCTTGTAGAAGTAGACGAATACGATCCTTCACTTGCTTCGGGTAGATCTGCGCCTTGCGAGGTGCAGATATAATCAACGTTGTTTGTCATTTCAACCGTGAAGTTAGTGACCACCACTGGTATATTTTTGAACACGTGTTGACCGTAACCGTTTAACAACAATATAGGCGGTGGACTTCCTTTGAAATTTTCTTCTCCTCCAAAAAACATTTTTGTTACTGTTCTTAGAAAGTGCAGTGTTGCTACCCAATGCTGGGCATCGTCTTGATTTTGTACTGGAAACTCTCCAACTATTGTCATGTTGCTGGTTTCTGAATTTTGGTATGCGTAAAAAGGATAATTGTTGTGGACCATCGCCATTGGATTGTAAGCGGCCTGGTGCTGTATAATCACGTTTGGCGTCAATGGAAAAATAATTCCTCCAGTATCTGATAATCTAGAAAGTATGCTGTATTTGGTGCCACCGGTTGTCTTGTCCTGTTTCTGTCCGTCTCCAAACATTACCTGTCGCAGATATGTGTTCGCTGTAGGAACTGTAAGTCTTACACGCCAGTCTGTCTGAAAATCTCTTCGGGTCCATGACGCATCCGCTCTCTGCCTCAAAGGCGATTCTGCGCCTTGCTGTAATCCGGCACCCAGTAACCTGCCCAATGTTCTGTTGAAAACATTCGAGGCTACACCGCCTATCACATTGGCTAGTGATTTACCATCTGGGTTTGTCAAATTTGATTCACTCATTTTTCGTTGACTTAAATGTTTAAATTTTGTATAATCAATAGTATTTATAGGCACAATTATAGGCGCACTTTATATCCCCTTCAGGCTCTAATCGTTAATAAAACGGAGAAATATGAAAAAAGTAAACTATTTGAACAATCGAGACCTGATGCTCGAAATCCACAGGAGCAAGAACACCTACTGTTCATACGTCGGAGAAGGCGACGACCAATACGATATTATCTTGACCGATGTGAAAAAAATTAATCAGCCAAACATCGCCAAAGCCAGAAAAGCACGTGCCAAAAGAATGACGCAACAGGCATGGGAAGAAGCCAAGTCTCAAGGCATCAAGAGAGCAAAAATGAGCGACTACGAAGTTTCTCCCAGAAAAATAGACAAGACTGATCTAATTTTTAGGGTGATGTCTTTTGATCACATTCCGGTCGATTCCGAAAGGAAGAAAAATCCAAAAACACGTGCGGACCATCACGTGAAGATAAACTTTCCTCCATTCCAACACTTCAAACTTGACAAAAAAGGAAAACCAAGATGTGTGGGGAAAAGTCACTGGGTGGGAGGAATGAGCAACGGAGAATTTAAACACGACCACGGTAAAATTACTAACAAACTGGCATTGATGTTCATGAAACTGTGCGAAAGATATGGCACAAGGTCAAACTGGAGAGGTTATACCTACAATGACGAAATGCAGTCACAAGCGTTGATGCAATTGAGCCAGATAGGACTACAATTCGATGAATCAAAATCTGAAAATCCATTTGCGTACTACACCGCCGCAATCACAAATTCATTTACTCGAATACTGAATCTTGAAAAGAAAAATCAAAATATCAGAGACGACATAATGGAGATGAATAATTTGATGCCTAGTTTCACAAGACAGAATCAAAACGAAGTAGAGGCAAAAAAATTTGCCGGCAAGTACAGAAAAGAAAAGCAAGAAGTTGCGCCTGTGAAAACTTACACAAAAAAAGCAATTAAAGAGTTGAATAAGAGGTTAAAAAATACAGGTAAAATTTCTGCTAACGATTTCGAAGAGGTAAAATAAACTATGCCATTATTCAAAAAGGCGGCCTGTTTCACAGACATACATTTTGGGCTAAAAGGAAATTCTCGTGTACACAACGACGACTGTGAATCTTTTATCAAATGGTTCATACAACAGGCCAAAGCACAAGGTTGTGAAACCTGTATTTTTCTAGGCGACTGGCATCACCACAGAAGTTCCACAAATGTATCCACAATGAACTACACAGTGTCAAACATGGAAAGACTAGGTGCGGCATTTGAAAAAGTTTATGTGATAATGGGCAATCATGATCTTTTCTACAGAGAAAAAAGAGAAATCAATTCCATGGAATTTATAAGATATATTCCAAATGTGCATATTGTCAACGAGTGGCTTGTCGACGATGAATGTGCTATTATTCCTTGGATAGTCGAAGACGAATATAAAAAAATACCCGAAATGAAACAGAAATATATCTTTGGACATTTTGAATTGCCATATTTCAAAATGAATGCCATGGTAGAAATGCCGGACGTGGGCACAATCCAGGCCGATCATTTTGTTAACCAAGAATATGTTTTTACAGGACATTTTCATAAAAGACAAATTAGGAAAAACATTCACTACATTGGTAATGCTTTTCCGCACAACTACGCAGATGCCGGTGACGACGAACGTGGCATGATGATTCTTGAGTGGGGCGGTCAGCCCAAATACTTTAATTGGCCCGGAATGCCAAAATATAGACACTATAAAATAAGCAACCTACTAGCAGACACCGACAGGATGTTGGAAGAAAGGATGTATGTAAGGGTGGGTCTAGACATAAAAATTTCCTACGAAGAAGCCAATTTCATAAGAGAAACATTTATCGAAAAATACAAATTGAGAGAACTACAACTGATACCCGAACAATTGGATCAGGCAGAGGCAAAACCTGTAAAAGTTGAAAAATTTGACTCAGTTGACCAGATTGTGATCAAACAGTTGGAAAGCGTTGATTCAAAAACTTTTGATAAAAATATTTTAATGGCAATTTACAACAACTTAGATGTCAACAACTAAAAAAAGAATAACAAAAAAGAAATTAATGGAGATATTAAAAAAAACTCCAGAAGAACACAGGTTCATTGACGATTTTTTCACACGTAAAAGAACACACAAAGAGTGGTTACAGGAATACTGGAGATGGAGAGCAAAAAAGGAAAGACACGATGCTGACAATTAGGACTCTCACTGTAAAGAATTTCTTGTCTGTTGGCAATCAGGCTCAGGCCATCAATTTTGACAACAAAAATTTAGTTTTAGTAATAGGTGAAAACATGGACCTCGGCGGTGATGACGCAGGGGCCAGAAACGGAACAGGAAAAACCACAATCATTAATGCGATAAGTTATGTGTTTTTTGGCGATGCTCTCACGCAAATCAGGAAAGACAATCTAGTCAACAAAACAAACAACAAAGAAATGCTAGTGGCAGTGGAGTTTGAAAAAAATGGTACCAAATACAAAATCGAAAGAGGCAGAAAACCTCAGGTTTTGAGGTTCTACGCAAACGACATCGAGCAGGCATCCAACGAGGCACAAGGAGAGAACAGGGAGACTCAGGCAGAGATCAACAAACTTTTAGGTATGACTCACGCTATGTTCAAAAATATAGTGGCTCTAAATACCTATTCCCAACCGTTCCTGTCTACAAAACAAGCAGAACAAAGAGAAATCATAGAACAATTATTGGGAATAACACTTTTGAGTGAAAAAGCAGACATACTCAAGGAGCAAATGAAAGCAACAAAACTTCAATCAACCGAAGAAAAATATAAAATAGATTCCACCATTGCTTCAAATGAGAAAATAGAAGACTCGATAAAAAATTTGAAATTAAGAAATTCGGCATGGCAGTCAGCACAGAAAGAGGACATTAAAAAGTTTAATTCTGCTATTGAGGAATTGGAAAAGGTTGATATAAAGAACGAACTAGAACTACACAAAAAAATACAAAAGCAACAGGATGATCTCAAATCCCTTAGAAGTCTTGAAAAAGAACGTGCATACCACGAAGATAGCCTTACTAAGACTGTAAGACAACTGGATCTAAAAAAGAAAGACATAGATTATGCAAATGATGCCAAGTGTCCAACCTGTGAACAGTCACTGCACGACGAGAAACACCAACAACTGTTAAAAAAACTTAATACCGATCTAGAAGAACTACAGAAAGACGAACAAAAACTATCTAATGAATTGAAAGAAATAAACAGTTCGATAGAAAAAATAGGTGATGTTGGTCCTTTACCAGACACTTTTTATGACTCAATCGATGAAGCATACAATCATCAGGGTACCTTGAAGGATTTGAAAAGACAACTGGAGCAAACAGAAAAAAAAGAAAATCCTTATCAAGAACAGATAGACGACCTAACAGATTCTGCCTTGCAGAAAATAGATTACACCAAACTAAATGAGTTGGAAGACCTATCGAGACACCAGGATTTCTTATATAAACTACTGACGGCGAAAGATTCTTTTGTGAGAACAAGAATAATAGAGCAAAACCTAACATATCTAAATCAACGTTTGGCTTGGTACCTCAGTCAAGTAAAACTGCCACACACAGTAATTTTCCAATCCGACCTCACAGTGCAGATAGAAGAGCTAGGCAGAGAATTAGACTTTGACAATTTGAGTCGAGGCGAAAGGAACAGATTGATTCTAAGTATGAGCTGGGCATTCAGAGACGTATGGGAGAGTCTGTATCAACAGATCAACTTGCTGTTCATAGACGAATTGATAGACGCAGGTATGGATACATCGGGCGTGGAAAGTTCAATGGCAGTGCTAAAAGAAATGGCACGTACACAACAAAAAAATATATTCCTTATCTCACACAAAGACGAACTGGTAAGCAGGGTCAATTCTGTGCTTAAAGTGATCAAAGAAAACGGTTTTACAAATTACGCCAATGACGTGGAAATTGTCATATGAAAACTCTAGTCACGGGTGGTAACGGCAGGTTTGCCTCTCAACTAAAAAAATACCTCAACGGTGATTATCTTGGCAAAAACGAACTTGACCTGGGTAACATAAAAGATATTGCTAAATTAAGTGAATACGATTGTGTAATACACACGGCCACGGGCACACCATCGGTCAATCAGAATTTACTTTTTTTGATTTATAAAACCAAGGCCAAAAAAGTTTTTCTCTTTACCAGCAAACAAGGCACATTTTTGAATTGGAAACAACCCGGAAACATGATGTATGGTATAGAAAAACTTGTGATGAATTTTATGATTTACAGATTCAACATGGAACACGAAAACTGCCAACTAGTCGAACCCGGACATATGGGCACCGAACAGGATTACGACACCATGGCCCAAAAATTCAAGAATTATATAGATACTTGGAAATATTCTAAAAATCAAATATACGATCTTGCCAGAGACCGTTTCATTGCTTATTGATACCTAACGTACAAACTCTTCCTATCGCCGGATTTTACAGGATAGGCCGTGGAATGATAGGTATTTTTGCCGCACAACAAACTGTATCCTCTGTTTACCTTGTAATCAAAAATTTTGAAAGGCATGTCGTCTTCGCTGTAGTGGAGTGCAGTGCCTGGATGCACACCTGTAGACAGGTAGATCTGCAGGCTTAACTTTATTGATGGGTCATCCACATGAGTTTTCAATACGTAGGGCGGTTGATCATACCAAATGTCCAAAGAGGACAATGTCAACTCTGTTTCAAACGCCTCTTCCAGTGCCTTTATAAGTTTTGCGTTGGAAAAAATTATTGTCAATTCTCTTACCAGCAAATTGGAATAGTCTGCCTTGTGCCTGTTTTGGTTTTCTTGCCCGCGAAGTTTTGATTTTTCCAAATTGTCAACGTTGGAATTGATGTGTTCCAGCATCTTTTCATCGAAAAAGTTTTCATATTCTTGGTAAACAAACTGTGATTTTTTGGTAATTGGTGTTTTTTGTATTGACTCGACCAAGAATTTAGTGCTATCATTGTTCATACGTTAATTAATTAGCGTGAATAACAAAGGAGATCAAAAATGTCTGAGACACATGATCAAATAATGTCTACAATTCAAACCTACTCTGAGGAGAACTCAAAGTTCACAGATAAAGGTGTGAAGGCTAGTGCCACAAGAGCAAGAAAGGCACTTGCAGAATTAGGCAAATTAATAAAAGCAAGAAGAAAAGAAATCCAAGAAGTAAAAAACGCGGCGAAAGAATCAGCGTCTGCGTAACTTATTTTAATTGGATCCAATTTAGAAAGCCTCTACAATTTTTTTGTAGGGGCTTTTTTTATCACATTACCATGAATACGAACTCTTATGTGTCCGTTGTAATATTCGTCGCTTTCAAGAACTTTCCTGGAAAATTGTTCTCTGGCCTCGATGTAATTGCACTCTCCTCTGGTCCTACAGAAAAATAATATTTCTCTTACAATGTTGTTTGTTCCTTGCGACTCTATGTCTTTGAGCAACTCGTCGTTACTGCCGTAATAATCTCTCCAGTCTGATTCTATCTTGAACCTTCTCTTGTTTTTTCTACCTTTCAACGGCGGTCTTGATCTTTTGAATTTTGCCAGTTTTTTACCAATATATTTCCGTCCATTGTTTTTGTTCAGTATTTCATAGACAAAACCTTCACAATCTTTTGGTAATTCTTCCACTGCGTTTCCTTTGTAAATCCAAGACATCGTGGTATTTAAAGCCAAAAAGATTGACTCGGAAAGAAAACTCATATAAACAAGTGCGATAGGCACACTATTTTTCAAAACAAAAAAACTTCATTAGGCACACATAGCATCTCAGAAGTGAGCAGGGAAATGCGGCAGTAATGCGACAGGTGAATCCCTTGATGCGAAAGGCAAAAACGATGGGGCTCTGAGCAAAAAGCAACCCCAGGTCCGTCCAGGATGATCATGCATAGATTGGACAGGCTCGCGTTGTATGAATAAGCGAACGGGTACAGCACAACCGCCCGGTTACGACAGCGTTGCATGGTGACTGCGATACTCGCCACACGGGGATCAAGTCAGTTCGGCTAGAAATAGCCGAATTGTGACTGCTCATCTGCCACAGCAGGCGCAAACGTTTTTTTGTTGCTTTAGCGTAAATTAAGAAATAGGAAACGAGCGTAAGCGAAGTTTCAGATGGCTGTAAGCCATCTTTGTTTGGCCTTAAGTATTGTGAGAAACACATGGAATTGATATTCAATCACCTTTTCGGCAAACAGGAACACCAGGATCTGGTACTGTGCCATCCCATGGCCCGCGTGTCTCCGGACGAAGAGGAAGAGGCGATCGCCACTGGTTGGCTGGCGCTGGACCATCCCGTGGATGGCAAGGAGATGTGGTACCAGAGCCGTAGCACACGTGTGGACCTTTCGGCATACAAACCCAGATTCGCCAGGCACGAATACCAGGGCAAGAGGATAGAGTTCAAGATAATAGACGCCAACGAGATGGTGACCCTGTTGGGACTGCCCAAGATATACAGGGACTACATGAAAAAGAAAAATTTCACCGCGGACTACAATCCATTTGAAAATTTCCACCGCAGGGACCAGTTCATGATCTTCTACGTGGACCGTGCGGACCACATAGTGGGTTTCACCAAACAGAAACGCTATGGCGGGGACGACGGATACGGGTTCTCGGAGGGAATGGCCAGCGGATACGAGAGCGTGATACACGCCTGCTCGTTGCCCATCAGCCACATCACCCTGGACATCGAACTGAACTGGGCGAGGACCACCGGAGTGGACTACTATATGCTGGGCAGTGGCTACGAGAACAGTTCGGCCTACAAGAGCAAGTACAAGGGTTTTGAGTGGTGGACCGGCACACAATGGAGCACCAGCCGTAAACAGTACAACAAGTTGTGCAGGCGAGATTCGCGTGTGCAGACTATTTCCGAGATCTCCAACCTTTCACAGATTCCAGATAGGTCTTAGACCAATTCCGGTAGTAGGGACCTGACTCCAGCATCTTCGAGAACCTGTTGAGTTTGCTCAATCTCTGTGCCAGGAACAGTGTGTAATGACCGTTGTTCAATTTCACACCCTTCACCGATTCCTCCACGTCGGGATGATCCTCGAGGACAACAATGTCTTTGTCCATGAAATGGTTGTTCAACTGTTCGGCCAACTGCTGGGTCTGTGCGGCCGTGAACCAGGCAGGTTCCGCTATCAAGACCAAAACATCTTTCTCGTCAAAATCGCAATCCAAGATGTGTTGACACAGTTGTTCGTAGTTGTCCGTGTCGTTCAACTCGACGAATTTCACTTTTCGATCCACCATGGCCTTCTGGGCAAACGGACAGGGAGGTAGATTGCCAAACACCGGATTGGGTTTGGTCACAAAATTATTGATCCAGTGCTGTATCTTCTGTGTTGGTGTCGTCGATGTCATCTTCCTGATTTACTCTTTCCTTGATCGATTCAAGTTTTTGTAATTTTTCTTTCAGGACTGATGCTTGTTCTTGTGCCTCCACCATTTTTTTGGCACAGGCCTTGGTCTCTGTGTTGGCCTGGTCCAGTTTCACGAGCAACTGCTTGATACGAGATTCTTTGTTCGCAATGGCAGTGTTTAGGGACTGCTTCTCGTCGGTGAGGTCCTTGATGTGGTAACGGAGTTCCTGTACTAGATCTCGGTCTGACATATTCTTTAATTATCCTGAATTTTTATCATCATTATATTGTACTATAATCTAGAAGAAAGGTTGACCGGTTTTTTTGGCTGTTTCCAGATTGTCTTTTATTATGTCCGCACACATTTTGCGTTCTTCGTTGCTCATGTTGAGTGCTTCTTGGTAAGTGACGCCACCCCTCATATACCAGCATATACGCAGTATCTCGTGTTTGAGATTTTTTCCTTCGTTTTCGAGATCTTTGAGGTAAGTGACAATTTCAGAATCCGACAGTGATAGAAGTTTTATCCGAAAAAATTTGAGTTATCGAAAGTTACGGGTACCTCGTATGTTGCAGGAGCACCTTTTTTGATCTGCTCTTCGTTGGCCTTGACAGTGAGAGGCTTGAGGTTTCCCTGGGTTCTCAGTTCTCCCAGTCCCTCCTGTATGTCATTTGTTATCTTGACATCGGCATTGTTGATGAATTCCCTGATCTGTTCCTTGTCCGTGACGGCAGTTCCGTCCGGGGTGGTGATACTGACTATGCTGGATACCAACACATCAAAGTTTAACTCACTCAACTTTCTAAAACTCTCGGCAAATGTCTTGCTCTTCTGCGTTTCGTCCATTTGTGTCTGCGACACAGTGGCATAGATCTTCTGTTGCTCGAACGTTGCCAATTGATTTTTTGTCAACTCCTTGTAGGTAAGCGGAGACACCTTGACCTTGAATCCCGACTTGGTGGAAAATTCGTCCTTGATATCTATGTTCTTCAATGTTTCAAGCATCTGTGGTAGATTGACCGTGTGTACCTGCATCTCGTTTGCCTTGGGCACGGGTGCCTCGATATCCATGGTCTCACCAAAAGTGGCTATCCTTATGGCCAGCAATATGGTGTC